ATGCCTGTCCTCACTGATGCCAAAGCCAGAAGCCTCAAGCCTGCCGACAAGCCCGTTGCCCATGGAGGAGTCAAAGGACTAACCCTGCATCCATCCACTACCAAAGGGCGCGGAAAGTGGGTGTTCCGGTTCGTCAGCCCGGTGACCGGTAAAAGAAGAAATGCCGGTGTGGGCAGTTATCCGGAAGTGGGTGTAGCTGAAGCGGCCAGACTGGCCCAGGACATGCGTGAGCAACTCAATGCCGGCATCGATCCCTTGCAGGCCCGTGAAGAGGAAAAGGCCGGATCTCCTGCACCTTCGGGTCCGACGTTCGAATCCGCTGCCAGAGCTGTCCATCGTGATTTGTTGCCGGGCTGGAAGAATGCCAAACACGGCAAGCAATGGATGACCACGCTGGAGCAGTATGCCTTTCCGGTTCTGGCAAACGTCACACTGGACCGGATCACGCCGGCCCTGGTGGCAGACTGCCTGCGCCCGGTCTGGCTGGAGATTCCGGAAACAGCCAGCCGGGTCAAACAGCGCCTGCATGCCGTCATGGCGTGGGGATGGGCTCATGGGCACTGTGCAGCCAATCCGGTCGATGTAGTCGGCTTCCTGCTGCCGCAACAGCCAGGCAAGGCCGTTCGCACCGAACACCAGCCGGCCATGCCCTGGCGTGACATTCCCGCTTTCGTGGCCGAACACCTGGCTGGCGCTGCCCGCTTCGACACCACACGCGCCATGCTGGAATTCCTGATCCTGACTGCAGCACGATCTGGCGAAGTCCGGGGGATGACATGGAATGAAGTTGATTTCGATGCATCCGTCTGGACTGTCCCTGCGGATAGAATGAAAGCCAGACTGCCGCACCGGGTTCCGCTGTCAGATCGTGCCGTGGAAATCCTGCGAAGCCAGGAAGGCCTGCACGAAGAACTGGTCTTTCCCTCCCCGAGGGCGCAGACCATCCTGTCGGACATGGTATTGACCAGTTTCCTGCGGCGGGTCAATGCGGCCAGCAGCACTCCGGGGCGAGTCGCGACCGCTCATGGTTTCCGCTCCAGTTTCAGGGACTGGTGCAGTGAACAAGGCTATCCTCGAGACCTGGCCGAGCGGGCCCTGGCTCATACGGTTGCCAACAAGGTCGAGGCGGCGTATCACCGGACCGACCTGCTGGAACAACGACGGGAAATGATGGCTGTCTGGAGCCGTTTTATATCAGGAGAAAACCATGGTCGCCCTTGCCAACTCATGCCGGGATCTTCCTAGCTGTTTGAAGTTCTGCAAGAGACAGTTCGCCCAGTTGCATGGGCATATCCTTAACAATCCTCGCCTGCTTGGAGAGTATTGCGGTTTTTATCTCGAACTTGGCGGATCGTTTCAGTCAGACCCGAATGTACTCGAGTCTTTGAGTCGTGACGAAAGGATTTTAGATGACATGTTTTATTTTGCATCACACCCTGAACTACGTGAAAGTGATGACGTAAACCTTTCTTTCAGATGGGCTCTGCTTTTCCTTGAGAAAGCCATTCGCAACCAACAGGAAGGAAAGGAAACCGAAGCATGGATCAATCTGGCAGAATCAAGGTTCCACATGGGAATTGTTGACTGCGCATTGTTCATCAAAATTACAAAAGAAAGCCCTGATGATCTTACATATGTAGCGAGAAAAGGGGGGCGAAACAGAGGCAGCAAACTCGACACCTTGAGGGATATTTTCATCCGCTTGCTGGAGAGTGAAAAGCCGTCCCGGGGTTGGAAAACAAGAAGCGACGCTGTTGCCAGATTGTTGCCGAAAGTATCTGAGATCTACGAAGAACAAAAGAAAAACGATCCAACCCTGTATCAAGTCCCGGACATGGCGACAACACTACGGAACTGGCTCAAGCAAAATCCGGTGGTCCGGGATGTCTACGACAGGCATGCAGCCACTCCCGGGAAACAAACCATGCCAGCAGATAATCAACCATGACCTTTTGCTGAAAACATTGAGCGTTGCTTTTCCCTATGCGCAAAAATGATTCTCCGTTGCCCTGCGCTTGCGTCCTCTGGTTTCCTGCCTGATGGCTGGCAGCGTTCCTCTTCCAAAACTGCGGTTATTACCACTCAGCACCAGCTTCATGAGCTCATCCGTTTTTGTCATGTAGTGACAGGCGTAGAGCAGGCCCTTGATTCCCTCTTCGTTGAAGTGATCGATCATGCCAATGCCGCAACTCCGGTATCTGGACTTGAGGGCATTGCAGTTGTAAGCAAATCCTCTTCCTTGGGTTACTTCATCACTCCAGAAGTCACCAATCGCACTGGCAAGGTCTATGTCCCGTGGGTTGTACCTGCTGTCAGCAAAAAAGATTGCATGGTAGTGATAGCCTCTGTGAATGCCGTACTCCATGCTCCATGCGTAGCCCTTGATGGCAGGAAAGCGCTTGGCCAACCCTTTCAGGAATGCCTCCCTGTCTGCTTTTGCTTCTTCATAACTGACAAACACGGGTTTCTGATTGCAAATGTTTTCTGCGGACCTGTACTCAAGATCAATCCGCATGACCAGCAAGCGGGAATGATTTTTGAACAGTCTTTCGATATACCTCCTCAGGCTTGCATAATTTTTTCTGGATGACCGGCTGTAGTTGTTCATGTCTTTCTTGTATTGAGAGCTCCTGATGTATTGACGGACTTGTGCTGCAGCTGTGTTCATCAGCTCAACATATTCCGACATTAATTGGTGACCATTGAATATGCCTTTACTCATGTTTCCCCAGTTCAACATGAAACTGAATTTATCCATGGTGAATTGCACTGCGGGCGTCAGCGTATGCTTCTGCATTCTTTGCAGGTAAACGAAGTAAACGGGCATCAGGCTTTGCAATAATCTATGGCCAGCCATGCTGCATTTTATATGTGACCATCCCATGTCTGTTTTGACATGAAAGGGAATGACATCCGTCTTGGCAATTTCCCTGACTGAAGCTGCCAGATTCTTTATCATTTCGATTGTGTCGATTTCAAAATCTATGACACGGGTGGGCTGACCATTATGGAAGCAAAACTCCAGACGGCGTTCCTGTTGCATTTCATGCAATTCATCTTTGGTAATTTTCATATCAAATCACCCCTACTGTCAGTTGTATTGTTTATTGAGAGAACATTAATAAAATACAATGCACAATAAAACAAACAATCATCACTGGATTCATGGCTGTATTATTCGATCAAATGCACGGATTTTGCATCTGTCGAAAAATGAAAGTTAATTCCTTCGACTGACAGGCCTTGAATTGATCCAGTTGACCACATCTGTTTCCTTCCAGCCTACGGCACTCATGCCAATCTTGATGGGAGCAGGAAAGTGATTGAACCGACGTGATCCGGGATTCATCCAGTCATACAGCGTTGAGCGGGAAATACCCAGCATGGCAACCACATCACGCTGGCGAAGGATTCTGAGGCGTTCCATCTCTGGCTCAATCCGTTTTGTTGACGACAAGGTCACTTTAACCAGCCAGCCGACAGGATGGATATATCTATTTCCAGCATGAGATTTCTTTTTATGAAAAAGACAAAATTCAGTGTTCAAGCCTTGTCCAGAGCCGGTTCTGGCCATGTCAGGCGAAATCTTGCCTGTTGAATACAGCCGCTGTCCGGTTGCTTCAGACGATGGCTTGCCATACAGGATTCGGTCTGAGGGAATGATCGATGGTGCAGCAGGATGAGGCCGGGAAAGAGGTCATGTGCGGTCATGCCGGGCCATGAGGCACGAGGTCAAACCGCTCTCAAAACATATGATGTGCCATGCATGGCGAAGGACTGGAGGCTGAGCATCTTCATGGTGCATGAGGGCAAAAATCGTGAGCGACCTGGTTCCTCTACGGTCGAAAAGCTGGTTCCACCACGCCGCCAGTCATGGCTTTAAGTCCACAAAAATAAACATCCTGGCTTGTCATGGGGCAGGCCCGGTCAATCCATGGGCAGATGCGATATTTTTTGCCGTTCTCATGTCGAGAAACGATGCGGTATGTGCAAGCCTTGCATGGGGTGCCGCAACGGATTGAGGTCGACAACGGCAGTGAGCTCATTTCAGTGACACTGGATCAGCATACGGACAGGCCCCCCTGGACTTCTCGCGGCCAGGCACACCCGCGGATCATGCCTTGATCGAGTCGTTTAACGGCTGCTTGCGGGATGAGTGCCTGTCGACCGACTCATCTGTTGAAGGTGCTTGATCAGAGCAATACCAGCCAGGATCTGTACGCTGACGAGGCTACACCGCACTGGACATCCTCAAAGCGTGCGGTTGGCGGCAACACATCCAGCGCCGCGCCAAGCCGAAGCAGGCGCTATCCGAAACATAGGCCGGTCGTAACCGGCGCATCGCAAGAATCCGAGCCCGCAGCGAGTATGAATTAGATCGGCTATGTGCAGCACTGGAGATCAAACACCGGCTGACCAAACCATGCACGCCACAGACGAACGGGATGCTCGAGCGTTTCAATGGCCGAATCAGCGAGGTGCTGGCCACGCACCGGTTCGAATCAGGGCAGGATCTGGCTACCGCGCTGGAGCGCTATGTGTGGCTCTACAACCAGCATCTGCCACAGTTGGCCCCGCAGCACCGGACACCGGTTCAGGCGATGAAGGAGTGGCAGAAACAGCGCCCGGATTTGTTCAAGAAACGTGTTTGCAATCGTCCGGGACTGGATATTTTAAATGACAATTATTAACTCAAGCCAAATTGGGTTAATTTTATTAATAAAATACCAAAGTAATATCATATCAGATTCAGCCAAAAACAAATCGCTATTGATTTTTTAAATCATGTTCATGTATATTCAATATGGTCATGTTTGTTTACCAAACATTCCGGTTGAATTTTACTTGGGGTAGGGAATTATGTTGAACATTAGACTGAAAACAGCAGTCTTGGCCGTTACCTTATTCGCAAATAAAAATGTTATTTCATCCCCCATGGAACTCGATCCCGGCGATTACACACAAAAAATAACTGAGTCAGATCGCTATATATGGAATGGATTAGGGGCAAACGAAATATATAATTTCTCTTCGGATGTAAAGCTGGAAGAAACAATCGGAGCAAGATCTCCTGTCGACGTTGATGGGGAATTAACTTTAAATATTGCAAGAGATAAAACATTATCATTGATAATTACTCCTGAACATTCTACATGGGACAATATTCGTATAAATACTCCCGGAATAAATAAAGGCAAGTTATCTATCAATGAAGGACATCTAGAAATAAAAGCTTCTGCCGGTATATCAGGATCTGATTCCTCAGGGATTTATTTGGATAATGCAGATGTAAATATAAAAAATCAATCAATTCGTATTGATGGAGGGGAAATTGGCATTAAAATGCACGACAACTCCGATGTTAATATCGTTACGGATGATTTTACGATAAAAAATACATACCGTGGTATTGCCATGCAGGCACACGCAGGAAAGCCAATTGGTACACAGCCAAATATTTCATTGAAGTCGAATAACATTTATATTGATGCAGGGGCAGAGGGAGGAGGTGGCATATACATGCTTTCCTATCACTCACCTGGCACTTCTACTAATAGCAGGCTAGAGGCAAAAGACAGCATTATTGTCAAAGGCCAAAGATATGGAATGTATTTTTACGGAAATAATAACTCAAATCTCCAGGCTAAAGAAATATTGGTTAGCTCAACAGGCATTTCAGGCCATGGAATATATTTGGCAGGAACTGCTGCCATGCATCAAAATGAAGTCAATATTTCAGCTGCTGACTCTTTAAATGTCGAGGGATCGACATCAGGAGTAAGAAACATCGATGGAAAAATAAGCATTTCTTCAGGAAAAGCAAACTTTATTGCTCGCAATGGTTCTGGAGTGTATGCATTGGGTAAAAATACTAATGATACTATAGTGGATTTGTCCATAAATGATAGCCTTAACATTGAGGGTAATGGCAATAATGGATTTGGAGTTTATGCGGATAATGCCAGCATACAACTTAAGTCAAAATATACCAAAATAAAAGGGGGTGATCATGGAGTCAGCTCATCTAATAATGGAGTTGTAAATATTTTATCCAATGAAGTCATTGTGTCGGATTCTCAAAATCACGCCTTGATCGCATCCAGTGAAGGGGTGATAAATATTGATGGTGATACATTCAGGATAAAGTCGGATCAAGGAGGAATTTTTGCCCAGGATTCTGGAGCTGTAAACTTAAAATCTAACACGCTATTAATAGCGTCCATGAACAATTCAGGCAAGCATATCCATGCCATTTCAAAAGGTAAAATAAATTTAGCAGCAGCCAATGTTGCTAAAATAGCAGCTAATTTCCATGCAGAAAAAGAAGGAAGTATATCAGCAGATTTTCAAGGCAAAGAATCCGTCTGGACTGGCCAGGCTGTTGACAGCTTGGATGGAAACTATTCTTCCACCGATGGAGCATTCAAAAATGCTGGCTACATTTCAATAGCGTTGAAAAATAATTCCAGATGGAATGTGGTCGCTGATCAGTATGGTTTTAACAGGATTTCATTGTTGAATATTAATGATTCCGTAGTAGACATGACATACGGACCCGTTGAAAACTATTCCAAATTATTTATTCGGAATTTAACGGGGAGCAATGGGGTGTTCTTATTGAATACCGATATTCAATCTGAAAAAACTGATCAGATCATTGCTGATAATGGTATAGGAATCAATTATCTATTGATTTCATCAGCAGGCGTTGAAGCAACAAAGTTAAATATGGAATCTTTTATCGCTAGGGCTAACTCTGGAGATGTTGATTTCTTATTGAAGAATGAAGGAGGCAAGGTTGAAGCAGGGGTATACTTATATGAGTTGGCTAATCGCATAAGCTCTGATGGATTGGGGGCTACAGAATGGTATTTGCGTAGGGGAAATAATGATCAGATCATTTCTCCACCTGCAGAAGTTATTCTAGGAACATCCAGCATGGTCTCATCTTATGCCATGTGGCATGGGCAGCTTTCGGACCTTAGGATGCGTATGGGCGAAGTAAGAGAGCAGCCATATGAGAAGGATGGCTTTTGGGTAAGGTTATTGTCCCAAAAAGATGATCTAAGAGCGACTAATGACGTCGGATTAAGTCAACGCGTCAATGGCGGCTCTATCGGCTATGAAAGAAAATACACTGAAAATGATGCCGAAACAATGTTTTTTGGGGTAAGACTACAAAAAACCGAAGCAAATCAAGAAGTGAATAAAAATTACCATGGAAATGGAAAAAACAGCAGCCATGGCATTTCTGCATATGCCACATGGTTTAATGATTATGGATGGTACGTAGATTCAGTTTTTTCATGGGATTGGTATAAGCAAAGTTTGAGCGCGAGAATGACAGATGGAAAAAAAGCCTTTGGGTCTTATCGCAGGAATGGTGGAGGTGCTAGTGTGGAGGTTGGCAAGAAAAATCAATTGCAAAATAATTGGTTTTTTGAGCCTCAGGCACAAATTTCATATTTCTACTTGTCTGGGGCTAGCTTTTCTCTTGATAATTTAATGAGCGTATATCAAAAATCTGCAAATTCACTAACCGGCAGGTTAGGATTGGTTTTCGGCAAAGATTATTCAATTGACGACAGTAGGCGATTCCAATGGAAGGCGAAACTTGGTGCCAGTCATGAATTTTTGAGCAATCAAAAAATATACATAAACGATCATGAGTTTAATGGCGCTTTTAAAGGTGCAAGAATCTACTACGGGTTGGGTGTTGACTTTTACACAAAAAACAACATTAAAATGTTTGCTGAGATTCAGAGGGAAAATGGAAAGTTTATAAAGCAAATTTGGGGTGGACGCTTAGGTTTACGTTACACATTTTAATAATCATTAAAGCTATAATCGACAACGCGTATAGATTTATCAATTGCATATTTGGTAAAAGTTATTGTATTAACAATTAACAATCAATAATCATTTTGATTTGGCTCCAGATTTTTTCACCCCTATATCACCCTCCTGAACCGGGTGCGGCAAGGTGCCTGAACCCTGCCTGCATTCCCCTTGTCTGCCCCGGCCCTGCGCCGGGGCTTTCTGTTTCCGGAGGCGTGACATGACCCATCTTGTTGAAACCATGGCGTATGCCGGTGCCGTGCCCTGGCACGGTCTGGGCAACGCCCTTACAGGCCGGCAACCTATCGAAGTCTGGCAGCGTGAAGCCGGCATGGACTGGTCCATTGCCCACAGTGACGTGCTGTTCAATGTCGCCGACGACGGCATGCACATCCGCCGGCATGCCGATGCACGGGTGCTGTACCGCTCGGACACGCTGGCGCCGCTGTCGGTGGTGTCCCCGCGTTACAAGGTGGTGCAGCCGGCCGAGGTGCTGGCCTTCTACCGTGATCTGGTCAGTGCCGGCGGTTTCGAGCTGGAAACCGCTGGTGTATTGAAGGGCGGACGCAAGCTGTGGGCGCTGGCCCGGACCGGGCAGGCCACCCTGCTCAAGGGCGGCGACCGGGTGAAGGCCTACCTGTTGCTGGCCACCAGCTGTGACGGTTCGCTCTGCACCACGGCGCAGTTCACCTCGGTGCGGGTGGTGTGCAACAACACCCTGCAGATGGCCGTCGCCGGGCGTTCCGGTGCCGTCCGGGTGCCGCATTCGACCGTGTTCGATCCGGTAGCGGTCAAGGCGGAACTGGGACTCGGCCTGTCGGGGTGGGACGCCTTCATCGGCCACATCAAGGCACTCAGCCAGCGGCCGGTGTCGCCGGAAGAAGCCCGGCAGTTCTTCGCCGGGGTGCTGGCCGAACCGGTGGCCGACGAGCCGGACATTCCTGCATCCCGAGCCCTGCAGCAGCTGTCGGCGCTGTACGGCGGGCTGGGCATGGGATCACTTCTCGGCAGCAGCCGGGGTACCGCGTGGGGGCTGGTCAATGCCGTGACCGAGTTTGTCGATCACCACCGCCGGGCCCGCAGCCAGGATTACCGGCTGGATTCGGCCTGGTTCGGTCAGGGTGCCCAACTCAAGCAGCAGGCCCTGCAACGGGCCGGGGCGCTGCTGACATGAGCCGGCCAGTGGGTCGCCGGTTCATCCCCTGTCTGTTTCGACATCCCTTTTTCCCTGATCCAGCCGTGACCGTGGTCACGGCTTTTTTGTCGCCGTGATGGCGAAGGAGATGATCCATGGATTCTGTTCAAACTGTCCTGCCGGAGGTTTCACCCCCTGCCTTGCGCATCCGCCAGCTCAACGATGCCCTGCGTACTTCACTCGGCGGCGGGCGCTGGATGCTGACCGCCGGCTTCCGGGCCCTGCCGCCCCGGCAGCAGGTGGACCTGCTGCAGGCCGTCCGGGCCTTCGATGCATTCGATGCCGGCAATGATCCCTGGGGCGAGCATGACTTCGGTGCGGTGGAGGCCGGCGGTGTGCGGGTGTTCTGGAAGATCGACTGTTACGACTACGACCCGGAGCTGAAGGGTCTGTCTGCCGACCCGGCCGACCCGGCCCGGACCGTGCGGGTGCTGACGGTCATGCTGGCAGAGGAGTACTGAACGGGAACGGAGAGGCCGGTCGTGTGTCCGGTCTCCGGTTGCTGTTCCGGTTTGGTTCAAGTGTGTTGTGTTGCGACGTCGCCCGGTCCGGCCCTGTGCCTGCCGGGCGATGTGCGTTTCAGGAGGAGGGAATCATGCGTTCACGTCATGGACAGGCCCGTCGTCTGGCTTCGACCGTGGGGCTGGACCGTCAGGCCTGGCTGGCCATCCGCCAGCGGGGCATCGGTTCGTCGGATGCGGCAGCGGCCGTCGGCCTGTCGCCGTACAAAAGCCCGCTGTCCCTGTGGCTGGAGAAGACCGGCCGGCAATTGCCGGAGGATGTGTCCGGCAAGGAGGCAGTGGTCTGGGGTACGGTGCTGGAACCGGTGCTGGCCCGGGTGTATGCCGAACGCACCGGACGCCGGGTACGGCGGGTCAATGCGGTGCTGCAGCATCCCGGACACGCCTTCATGCTGGCCAACCTTGACCGTGAGGTCGTCGGGGAGGCGGCCGGACCGGGCGTGCTGGAGATCAAGACCGCCGGCTGGCACAGTGCACCGCAGTGGGAGGACGGCATTCCGGTGGCCTGCCAGTGCCAGGTGCTGCACCAGCTCGCCGTCACCGGCCATGCCTGGGCTGATGTGGCGGTGCTGGTCGGCGGACAGGACTTCCGGATCTGGCGGGTGGAACGGGACGAAGCGAAGATCGCCGACCTGATCGAACGCGAAGCGGCGTTCTGGCAGGCGGTGACGGAGGATGTCCGCCCGGCACCGGACGGTTCGGACGATGCCGGCCGTGCCCTGCAATGGCTGTTCCCGCAGGACAACGGCGACACGCTGGACCTGAGTGAGTCGGCCGTGTGCAACGCGCTGTTCGGCGACCTGCTGGCGATCCGCCGACGCAAGGAGGAGGCCGAAGCCGTCGAGGCGAAGCTCAGGCAGCAGTTGCAGGCGGCGATGGGGCATGCCGCTTCGGCCGTGTTCGAGGGTGGCCGGATCAGCTGGAAGAAGAGCAAGGACCGGCTCGCGCCAGACCTGGAGCGCTTGTCTCTCGACCATCCCGGCCTGCTGCAGCAATACAGCAAACCGGTAGCGGGCAGCCGCCGCTTTGTCGTGCAGGCCGGCAGGGGACGCTCATGATCAAGGGACTCGCCATCACCCCGCCGGTGATCGGTCGCATCAGCATCGGCAAGCTGGTGCAGCAGGGCGACCGCTGGCTGCCGGAGAAGGACGACGCCTTCACCCTCACCACCCAGGTGCAGACCCGCAACGGCTGGCTGCTGCATCCCCTGCACCGGCATTACAGCGAGGCCTGCGGCAGTAGCAAGCTGCGGACCCTGCCGGTGCGGCTGCCGTTCAACGACAGCGGACTCAACCTGCGGGCCGAATACAGTGCCTTCGACCGCCGGACCGGCCGGCCTCTGTGTGTCGGCCAGGGCGAACAGGCCCGGCGCATGACGGCAGACGGCCTCGTCGAGGTCGACTGTCCCGGACCGGACCTGTGTGCCGAAGGGCAACGGCTGGGCTGCCGGCTGTACGGCCGGCTCAACCTGCAGGTCGACGGCCAGGACGACGAGCTGGGCAGCTTCATTTTCCGCACCACCGGCTACAACTCCATACGCACGCTGGCCACCCGCCTGCATTACTTCGAGGCGGTCAGTGGCGGACATACCCGTTACCTGCCGCTCCTGCTGCGCCTGCGGGCCCGGAGCACCACCCTGTCGCACCGCACGCCGGTCTGTTACGTCGACCTCACCCTGCGTGAAGGAGACACGCTGGCCGGCGCGGTGTTGCAGGCCCGGGAAGCGGCCTTGCGGGACGAAGAGGCCGGGCTCGACATCGAGGGACTGGAACGGACGGCCCGCCAGCTGCTGCGCAACGGCCGTTTCGAGGAGCTGCAGGAAGACGTGCCGGCCCTGTTGCAGGAGTTTGCGCCGGAGGACGGCAACGACCGGCCGGACACCGGAAGCGATGCCGGAACCGGCCAGCCGGCAGAACCGGCTAGCCCGCCCGCCGGGGCCGGCCAGCGCCGGGCACGTCTGACGGAACACCTGGGCCCCCGGCCAGACGCTGCACCAGCGTCTCGATCACCCCCAGCAGCAACTGGCGGTCCGTGGCCGCCAGACCCGCCAGCAGACGACTGAGGTACTGCGCCTGGTCGTCGCTGCGGTGGCTGGTTTCGGTCAGCAGGTCGGCCACGTCGCAGCCGAAGATGCCGGCCAGCTCGACCAGCCGGGCCACGGTCGGCATCACCACCCCGCGCTCGATGCGCGAGACCGCCTCGTTGCCGATGCCGAGCCGCTCGGCCACCTGTTCCTGGGTCAGTCCTGCCCGCTGCCGGTGGCGGGCAATCGCCCGGCCGACCGTGCGGGTCAGCAGCGCCATGTCTGTCGTTGCCATGCCGGTTTCCTTGATCAACCTGAATGGTCGTCAGTCAACCGATTGACATGAAGTGCTTTGCAGGTTGAAATCCAGCATGAAAAGTAGTTCGCTCCATCAAGGAACCGGCATCCGGTCCAGGACTTCACGTTTGAACGACAAGCCAATCAGAAAGGACATCCCATGAAAGACTGGCATTACGAACTCGACGGGCAGCGTTTCGGGCCCGTTTCCGAAACGGCCCTGCAGGCCATGATCCAGGCCGGCCAGCTCAAGGCCCGGTCCCTGGTGTGGTCAGCGCAGCAGGTGGACTGGAAACCGGTCGCCAGCACCCCGCTGGCCGTCCATCTGCCACCCGTGACCTCACCGCCGCCATTGCCGGCCGCCCGTATCGGCAATGCCGTGGTCTGGTGGCTGGCCGCCGCACCGATGCTGGGCCTGTTCCTGCAGTCCATGGTGGCGGGTGCCATGGTCAGCAGCCAGTACACCGCCGATTTCGAGGTGGCACAGGCACTGCAGCACGGCCGCTACTGGTACCTGTCATTGCTGCTCAACATCGGACTTGGCGTTCTCGACTGGAAGCGGCTGGAACGTGCCGGGGTGGATACGTCCGCTTTCGGCAAGCTGGTGTGGCTGGTACCGGTCTACCTGTGGAAGCGGGCACGTTCGCTGCAGCAGACCCCGGCGTATTTCTGGGTCTGGATCGCCTGCTTCGTGCTGGCGGCACTCATCCCGGACCACATGTAAGCCGGCAATCCGGCATGGCCACCGGTCATCCGGCCGGTGGTCCGCTTTACCCGTTCATCCCTTTTGCAAGGAGTCTTGTCATGATCCGTCATTCATTCGGTCTGGCCCTGCTGGCCAGCGTACTGGCTTCACCTGTCTGGGCTTTCGGGGAGGTCGGCCGCTGGTCCAGCGGCTGGGGACAGGGGACGGCCGAATACGTCGTCGTCGATGCCCGCCAGAACCAGCTTTACATCGCCTGCAATGACACCGAACCGGCCACCATGACCCTGACGGTCGGAGGTCGGAATTACACCCGCGAACAGGGGGACTTTGTGCTGTTCATAGACGGCAAGGGGCCGTATTACGCTTCGGATGCCGGCTCCCGGATCGGGGGCGACAATTTCCGGGTGGCGTGGGATGCCTTGCGGACCGGCAGGTCCGTACAGGCCCGGACCGGTGACGGCAAGGTGGTGACGTTTCCCCTGACCGGAGCGGCCAAAGTCCTGCCGGCCCGCACCAGCAAACTGTTCCAGTGCGTGACCTGGTGACGGCATGAAGAACAGGATTTCCATGCATTGGCGGTCAAGGCACCAATCGGCTTGTCTGCGGTGGCGCACGGTCATGCTGCTGGGGTTGGCATTACCGGCCGTGACGGCGTGCGGCCCGGCCGGTTACGAGCCACGGATTGCCGATCCGTTCATGCAGGTCTGCACGCTTCGCCAGAATCCGTCGTATTGCCGTTGCAGCCTGAGTGTCTTCGAGCAGCAGATGGACCAGTCCGTATTCGAGCAGGAGGACCGGATGGCACAGCAGGGGCTCTGGACACCCCGGATGCGCCAGACCCTGACGCTGGCCGAAGAACAGTGCCGCCGCTATCGCTGAACCCTGACTAGGCCGGTTCTCCGGCCTTCACCCTCGCCCCGCCGTGCGGGGCTTTTTTCATTCTGGAAAGGAGTCTGCCATGCAACGTGGCGATCATCTGGTTACGGCCCGTACCGGCTACGAACATCATGGCCTGTATCTGGGTCAGGGCCGGGTTATTCATTACACCCCGGACGGCGTGCTGCTCGCATCCCTGGACGGCTTTTGTGCCGGCCAGTCCTGTCGGGTCCAACCGCACCCTCACCGGCGTCATGATGCCGCTGCCAGCATCCGCCGGGCATACCGGCGGATGCATGAACAGGGCTACAGCCTGTTGTTCAACAACTGCGAGCACTTTGTCACCTGGTGCATCGAAGGCACGTCCGGAAGCAGTCAGGTCCGCAATGCCGCCGTTGTGACGGCATCCGTCCCGGCTGCAGTGGCCTTGTCACGCATCCGGCCGGTCCCGGTACGGCCGGACCTGGTCCAGGTGGCGGTCAGCCGGATGACCGCTCCGGGTGCGTCAGCCGGCTCGGGAACTGCCGTAGTCGCCCTGACCGGTTCGGCAACCGCAGCCGGTTTGCTGGCGCCCCCCACGACCGGAGCGGTCCTGACGACCGGCCTGCTGGCAACGTCAGCTGCACCCGTGGCTCTGGCCGTGGCAACAGGCGCTGCCGTGGGCTGGGGAATCAGGAAGCTGTGGGAACAGTTTGACTGATGCAGCTACTCACCTGTCCGGGGTCAAACCCGGACGGGTGTGTGTCGCAATACAGGCAGGAAGAGATGTTTTTTTGGGTGGGACTTCCCGTCTGGTGTCCGACGGGGTTCCGGGCGTGTGGGGTGGTGATAGTTTTGACACCCAGAGAAACAGACAGAAAAAACCGCTGAAACCCAATATCGGTGCGGGTTGCAGCGGTTTCATCGCCTAAAATCGTGTTGCAAAAACTTTGGCACGGATTGAGCAAAAACAGGCGAAATTTCGCGCAGTTTTGACACCAGAACGATCAGGTTTGAGCAGCAGCCTTACAGTTGACGACCAAACCACACCACACGACCAACGATGGCGAAATCGTTCGGCAGGTCGTTGAGGTCAATATCGTATGGGACATAAGCCTCGTTGGCACTGATGATGCCAATCTTGCCGCCAGGCTTGCGCTGCAAGCGCTTCACAACCAGGTCGCCGTCAATCCTCAGGACATACAGCCCGTCTTTCGGCGCGTTGTCGGCGTGGTTGATCAGGATGACATCCCGGTCATTCAGCACCCCCTCCATTGAATCCCCTTTGACCGAAATAACTGACAGGTCGTGAGGGTCTATGCGCAGGAAGTTGTCAATCCAGTAGCGCCGGAAGGCCATTGAAAATATAGGTTTTTCGCCGTTTGCGCACCTGCCGTGACCAGCTGACGCCTTGAGGTTATAGCGAGGGATGAAAACGAAGTCCTGAAGGTTCACCGGATTGCCGAGCGTATCTACGCACGGACAAGGACCTTCATCTGTGGGCTCAACAGCCGGTGGAGACTGTTCTGTCGACAGAGGCTGATCGGTTCTCAACTTTCTGCCTTCTCCCGTGGCTAGCCACGCAACGCTTACACCTGAGGCCTCGGCTAACCGAACCAAATTTGTTCTCGACGGGTCAGCCTCCCCTTTTTTCCAGCGAGTCAGGGTGGCGAGTGTCACGCCAGTGCGGCGACTGGTCTCTGTCGGGCCACCAGCAAGAGCGATGGCCTCGGATACGCGAGACATAAAGTCATCGTAAAGGTTGCTGTCGCTCATCTTTTACGTTCTTTCGATAATTATCAAGACCGTAAAAGATACTTTTAACATATTGTTTATTAACGTCTTTTTACATAAAAGATCAATTAACTAACAAATACGTATCTTTTACGTTCAATTTTCTATTGTTCGATGCATCTTATCCGTGTACATTTCCGGCATCACTTAACGAAAAGGTGGAACGGAATGGATGCACGTACACCCGCAAAAAAAACAGTCCAAGAGGACTGGCATCGTGCGGACATCATTGCAGCGCTGCACAAAGCCGGATGGTCGCTCAGGCAGTTGTCCCTCTCTGCCGGGCTAGGGGCAAAGACACTGGACGCCGCCTTGGTGAGGTCTTACCCCAAGGCCGAAAACATCATTGCTGCTGCCATCGGCGTTGAACCGGAAGCCATCTGGCCAAGACGCTACGCAATGCGCAATTTTAAGCCGGTTTTCCCCTCAATCCCCAAGCGGAACCCAAATTGCCCCGCTGTCATGGGGTGAATCGTAGGTGTTTGCGCGACAGCGCACCACTTCCGCGTTTCTCAACGAGAGGTAAACCGAGATGCGAAACAGAAAGCGCCTGCCAGGCTCGCTTGATGAAGCCATCGAGATGAACTTCGAAGCGGCCGAACACAGTCGCCGTCCCATGAAGGTACTGGCCGACCTGATGGGGGTCGACCTCAAGACCCTGTACCGCTGGCGTGCCGAATCATCCATGCCGCTGAACCGTATCCGGCAGTGGGAGACCTTTTGCCGGGCCACCCATGTCAGCGAGTACCTGTGCATGGCCCCTGGCAACCGGGTGGTCATCGACATCCCTTCCGGCAAGAAAGCCGGTGTACCGGAGCTGGCAGATACCCAGACCAACGCAGCACAGGCCATGGCCCTGCTGTCCCGTTTTTACACCGGCAATGGTTCGCTGGATGAAACCGTTGCAGCCGTGAACCTGACCCTGTCCGAATTCGCCTACCACCGCGAGAACGTCCGCAAGACGGGCCAACCCGAGCTGGACCTGTTTCAGGGGGACGAGCGATGACTGCTGTCAGTAAGACCCATTTCAGCGCTAGTGAGTTAGCCAAAATGGCCCTTCCGTCCCTGCCTACGGCGGCCAAAAACATTATTGCCAAGGCTGATCGTGAACATTGGGTAGCAAAACGCAGGAATGGCAAGGGGGGCGGCCTCGAATACGCCATCACCAGCCTCCCTCAAGAAGCCCAGACCGAAATCCGCCGCCGCCAGGCTCAGGAACTGCTGGAATCGTCGGCAGCCAGCATCACTCTGCCAGAAAAGGGGCGTTCGGCCCGGCGCGAGGAACAGCTGAACCTGACACTGACCACGGTCGAGCGGCTGACCAGCAAACAACGCGCTGTCGCCGAAGCCCGCTGCGCCCTGGTGGGCGAAGTCCGGAAATTGAGCCGGGTCATGGGCGTAAAGGCTGCGTGGCAGCATGTCGTTGACGCGGCAAAACACAATGCCTTGCCATTCCCGTTGCAGCAACTGGTCAACGTGGCCAATGCGCGCAGCAATCAGGAGCGGACTTTTTCCGTTCGTTCCATGTCGCGCTGGTGGACCCTCTTTCATTCAACCGAAAGCCCGTCCGAACGCCTGCGCCGGCTGGCTCCGCAGGTCCGTGAGGCCGAGCAGGCCATGCCGTGGTGGCTGGGTGCATTCCTGGCGGCGTACCGCCGTCCTGGCAAGCCCTCCCTGTCGGAAGCCTACCGCGATTTTGCCAAGGCATTCCCGGCCAATGAGATTGTCCCGAGCGTGCATGCGGTCCGCCGCATCCTTAAAAAGCTGCCGCCGGCAGCCCTGTATGTCGGCCGGCATACCGGCGCGGCCCTCAAGGCCAAGCTGCCGTTCGTCCGCCGCGACTGGAGCCAGTTGCAGCCGGGTGACGTGTGGGTCGGTGACGGCCATGGCCTCAAGGCCAAGGTCATCAACCCGGAAACCGGTGCGCCGCAGGTCATGGAAGTGACCGCCGTTCTGGATGCCGCAAGCCGCATGGTGACGGGCTGGAGTGTTCACCTCTCTGAAAACACCCTCGCGGTATCGGACGCCCTGCGCCACGGCATGACCCGCTGGCACCGGCCGCTGATGTACTACAGCGACAACGGCGCGGGCGAAACCGGCAAGGTGCTGGACGCCGACCTGACCGGCATCCTGCCCCGGCTCGGCATTCATCATGAAACCGGCATTCCGGGCAATGCGCAGGGGCGCGGCATCATCGAACGCCTGTGGCAGAGCACTACCTTGCCGCTGGCCCGCAAGTACGGCACCTATCAGGGGAAATCGGCTGACCGCGACAGCCTGCGCCTCGTCAACCGCGACATCAGTCGCGCCCTGACGGCAGCGAAGAATGCCCCCGAGGGGACGCTGGTCAACATTCCGCACGCACCGGCCTTCGCGCAGTTCATCGCCGACCTGACCGAGGTATTCGACGAATACAACCAGACGCCGCACAGCAGCCTGCCCAAACGCAGCGGGGTGCACATGACGCCGGCCGGGTATTACGCCGAATTCTGCCCTTACACAGACGATGACCGCCTGTGCGCTGCCGAGCTGGACGACCTGTTCCGTCCGACCTTCACCCGCACCGCCAGCCGGGGCGAGGTGCGCCTGTGGAACAACGTCTATTTCAGCCGCGAGCTGATGGAAGTGGACGGGCAGGAAGTGCAGGTCGGCGTCGACATCCACGACGGCAGCGAAGTCATCGTCCGTGACATGCAGGGCCGGTTTGTCTGCCGGGCCGCGTTCGAGGCCAACAAGGTTGCCGCCTTCCCGGTGTCGCTGCGCGACCGGCTTGCCGACGAGCGCATCAAGGGCAAGGTCGGCCGGGCGCGGGACAAGATCGCCGCCGCCGAAGCCGAGCGCAACCGTGCGCTGGCCGCGCCGTCGGGCGACGTGCTGATGCCGGGCTTCCTGAACATCAGCCGCAGCCAGCTGGCCGAAAAGGCCCGCGCCATCCAGACCGTCGAGGTCGAATCCGAGGTGGTGACAAAGGCAGCGCAACAGGCTGCCGAAGAGCCGGCGGGCTGGACCGTGCCGGCCGATGCTCCGGCCCGCTGGGCCGAATGGCAGCGGCTCGACCGGATGACCGAAGCCGAGCGCATTGCACTGGGAGGGAAGGCCGCACGCTGGTTTGAAACCTACCAGACCGTTGCCGAATGGAGAGCGGGCCAGAAACAGCATCTGGCCGCCTGATTGAAGCGAGTGCTGCCGTAGCAGCGGCAGCCATCAACAACAAGAAAGTGAATTTTCATGATCCATCAAAGCCAGCATACCGTCAATCAGACCGCCTCGATTGCCAACTTCAACCTTGCGGCCGTGGCCCTGGAAAAACTCACGGGCCGGGTACAGGGGCTGCCGGGCATCGGCGTGCTGTACGGCCCGCCCGGATACGGCAAGACCGTGGCCGGCACCGCCATCGCCAACCAGACCCGTGGCTATTACGTGCAGATGCGCAGCGCATGGAGCCGCAAGACCCTGCTGGAAAAAATCCTCATTGAAATGAGCATCAAGCCCTGCGGCACCATTCCGGCCCTGCTGGACCAGATTTGCGAGCAGCTGGCGGCCAGCCAGCGCCCGCTGATCATTGACGAGTTCGACTTTGCCCTGCGCTCGGACAGCATGGTCGAACTGGTGCGTGACATCTACGAAGGCAGTCAGGGCACGATCCTGCTGATCGGCGAAGAGCAGCTGCCGCAGCGGCTCAAGCGCTGGGAGCGCTTTCACAGCCGGGTCATGGCCTGGATTCCGGCCCTGCCGGTCTCGCTGGAAGATACCCGCCTGCTGGCCCCGATCTATTGCCCGAACGTCACCATTGATGATGCCTTGCTGGCCCGTGTGGTGGAGCTGGCCCACGGCTCGGTGCGCCGCGTGTGCGTGAACCTGACCCGCATCCATGAGGAAGCCATGTTGCAGGCGGAAACCACCATGACGCTGGCAGGCTGGGGCAAGCACGAGTTCTATACCGGCGAAGCGCCGAAGAGCCGCCGGCTGTAAGGGGGGTACGGACATGAACGAACGTACCCACCGCCAGCCCGCCCACCTGGAGCAGGTCGGGGGCAAATCCAACCGCCAGCGCATCTGGGAAGCCATCCGGGCCAGGCGGCATGACTTCACCCTGCCGGACATCGCGGTCGCGGTCAGCAATGCCGACCCGACCACCATCAGGACGTATCTGCGCTCGCTGGACAAGGCCGGTTTCATCGTCCAGACCAATGCCAAACGGGGCGGTCATGAGCGCAAGCGCTACGCCCTCGTGCGTGACAACGGGATCGAGGCGCCGCGCCTGACCCGTGACGGCCAGCCGGTCGTGCAGGGGCTCGGGAACGAATGCATGTGGCGCACCATGCGCATGATCAAGTCGTTCTCGGCGCGGGAACTGGCCGCGTATGCCAGCAGCCAGCAATCCACCGTCAGCGAAGAAACCGCCAGCAGCTACATCAAGGCGCTGCGGGCAGCCGGTTACCTGCGCGTGGTCAGCGAAACCCGCTCGGTCATGGGCGCCGGCAAATCCGCAGGCCGCTACGCCCTGATCCCGGCCCGCAACACCGGCCCGCGCCCGCCGATGATCCAGCGCACCAAGTCTGTCTACGACCCGAACCTCGGGGAAGTGGTCTGGCGGCAGGAGGCCAACCATGACGACCTCTGACAACTGGTTTGCCCTGCTGCGTGCCGAAGTGGACCGCACCTCCGTGCGCGCCGCCGCCCGCCGCATCGGCTACAGCCCCGCCACCGTCAGCCTTGTGCTGGGCGGCAGCTACGCCGGGAGCACTGGCCGGGTCGCCGAGGCGGTCATGACCCGTCTGGCCCGCCATGCCTGCCCGTATACCGGCGAGGACATGCAGCAGGAGGACTGCACCCGTCTTGCCTGCACCCCGGCGCCGACCCACAACCCGACCCGCATCGCCCACTGGCGCGCCTGCCAGCACTGCCGGTTCAAACCGGAACACCAAGGAGAATCCGCATGACACCCGCCCATGTCACCCGGCAGACCGAGCCTTTTGTGGCCGCCTGCGCCCGTGCTGCTGAAACCGTGGTCATGCTCGGCAACAGCCATTTCCACGTACTGGACGTATGCATCGACCTGCCGCGCCCGACCATCCGGGTCCGGGAATGCGAGGCCGTCCGGCGCATGATCGAACGCGGTGATGCCGTTTACTACGCCCGCAGCCATGAGCCGGGCTGGGGCGTCATGCGCGGCGGCCAGTTCCAGCTCAACGGCTGCCGGGTCATCTGGACCGAATCGCAGCGGCAGGTGCGGCCATGAACGGCTTTCTCCTGATCAACCGGAATGGCTGCATGACCCGGTACGCCAGGGTGCTGCTGGCCCTGCGTGCCGGCACCCATGACAACCAGCAATTGCGCAACCGCCTCGGGGACGCTGCCGACGCGGTCGGCCGTCTGGCCCGCATCGGCCTGGTGAGGGCCGTTCACGACGGATCAGACGTTTTTTACTCGCTCACCCCCGCCGGCCGGCAGGCCGCTGACAGTGCCCGCCAGTACCTGTCGCACTGGATGCCTCCGGTTCACGCCAGGCAGGCCATGCCGGTGTTGCGGGTCTTTGGCACCGGAGTGGTGGCATGAAGCTCAAGTGCCCGGCCTGCGGCGCCTCGGCCAGCCTCGACATCCTGCTCTCGCACGACGGCGCCCGTGAGGCGGTCATGCTGGCCCTGCGCCTGCCGGCCCCGATGGGCAAGAAGCTGGTCCAGTACCTCGCCCTGTTCCGTCCGGTGAAGCGTGACCTGTCATTCGACCGGTTGGCCCGGCTGCTGGAAGAACTGCTGCCCGACATCGAGCGGGCGCAGGTTGACCACGACGGCCGCGCCTGGCCCGCCCCGCAAGCGTACTGGCAGCAGGCCATCGACACCGTGCTGGCGGCACGGGATGCCGGCCGCCTGACGTTGCCGCTCAAGAGCCATGGCTATCTGTACTCGGTACTGGCCGGCCTCGCCAGCTCAGCGGAAGGCCGGGCCGAGCAGCAGCACGAACAACGCCGGCAACGCGGCGACGGCTGGCGGTACGGCGGCGTGCTGACGCCGGTCACCAGCGCCCTGCCGCGAGACTCACCGGGGCCGGACAAGCCGCCAAAAACCCCGATGCCCGGACACATCAAGAACATCATCAACAAAGGAAATCCAGCATGAACCACCCACAAGCCATCCCTGACGGATACAAGCGCGACGCCCGAGGCAGCCTGATCCCGATTGACCGCATCAAGCCCATTGACCTCGCCCGCGACGAACTGGTGCGCGAGATCGTCGCCCGCGCCAAGGGTGTCAACGAATGTCTCGCCGAGTTCAAGGCCCGGTCATTCGAGGACATCGGCGCCTTCGTCGAACTGTCGGCCGAGCGTTACGGCGCCCGGCTCGGCGGCACCAAGGGAAACGTCAACCTGGTCAGCTTCGATGGCCGCTACAAGGTGCAGCGGGCCAACCAGGACACGCTGACTTTCGACGAAGGATTGCAGGCCGCCAAGGCGCTGATCGACGAGTGCGTGCACGAGTGGACCGAGGGGGCACGCAGCGAGCTGCGGGCACTGATCAATGACGCCTTCAACGTCGACAAGGCCGGCAACATCAGTACCGGCCGCATTCTCGGCCTGCGCCGGCTCGACATCACCGACGAAAAGTGGCTGCGCGCCATGGAAGCCCTGAACGACTCCATCCGGGTGCAGTGCTCCAAGAGCTACATCCGCGTCTACGAGCGTGTCGGCGACAGCGACCAGTACCGCCCGATTTCTCTTGATATTGCGGGGGTGTGAGATGGGCCGGCTGTTTGACATCAAGCCAAGGAGCAGGAGCTGGGGGCGCAAGTGATTGATTCAACCGAACAGGTTATTGACCCGAATTGCTGAAAGGAGCCAGGACATGACTCATATGCAGACCAAATTCAACACCCGCGCCGTGCAGCTTGTGGAGCAGGCCATGACGGCCCTGAACGAGGATGACGGCATCAACTTTTTGTCAGCCATCACCGTCCTGTCGCTGAGCCTGATGCGGAACCGCAAGGGAGCTGACTACACCCGCCAGTTCATGCTGACCGGTCTGGCCGACATGAGCCGTGATGCCGAAACACGCACGGTGTCCGGCTCCGGTCTTGCTGTCGACCTCTCGGGCCATGGCGGCCCCGTCAATCCGGATGACCTCGACACCATCGCACTGCTGCGGGCGGAGCTGGTACGGGTCGGCGAGCTGTTGCAGGAGGCCGAAGGGCAAGCGACAAGCCGGCAGGAAGTACTGGAAGCCCTCGGCCGTGACATGAGCAGGATCGTGCTGGCCCACCTGTCCCAGGATGCCACGAAGGTCAAACGCACTCTGGACGAGTTCTGCGAGCGACACGTCCATGTGGTGAACACCCCGTCCCGGCACATCCACTAACTACGCGAAACCGCCGCAAGGCGGTCTGCCGGACGTGGTGGTCCGGTACTGACGAGCAGCCGAGGAAAACATGGACAAGCAGTCCGCAATCGACAAGATCAGGAAATGTCTGGCGTTGTCACAAAGCGCCAATGAACACGAAGCCGCCGCTGCATTGCGGCAGGCCCGCTCCCTGATGGAAAAATTCAGCATCAGCGACACGGAAATGCTGGCCTCCGGGGTGTCGGAATCCAGCGCCAAAGCCGGTGCAAAAAACCGGCCGGCCAACTGGGAAGCCGCGCTGGCCGATACGGTCAGCCAGGCCTTTGACTGCCAACTGGTGTTTGTTGCCGGCTGGCGTGATGGCCACTGGCATTTCATCGGCCATGGTGCCGCGCCCGAAGTGGCGCAATACGCCTTTGCCGTCCTGCTGCGGCAAGCCAGAAAAAGCCGGGCAGCCTTCATGCAGGCTGAGTGCAAGCGCCTCAAGACCGCGAGCAAGACCCGCCGGGCCGACCTGTTTTGCGTGGCATGGGTCCGGGCCATCCAGCGCCAGGTACAGCAGTTTGCCGGCACGCCGGTCGACTCGCCGGCCATCGAGGCGTATATGACCGCGCACTATGGCGGGTGCTCTGCGCTGGAGTCCCGCAACCGCAACGCAGGTCGCAAGCTCAAGGACCGTGACCACGATGCATGGCGTGCCGGCTTTCAGTCCGGCCGGGACGCGCAGCTGATGCACGGCATTGGCGGCAAGGGTGGCCAGTTCCAGCTTCCGGCTGCCTGAAACCCATCGTCAAACCGGCCGGGTGCCGGTTTCGCAATGGGTTTCAGGGGAGAACACCATGGATCGTGCCACGCTGGCCAAGATTCACATCGCCAAAAAAGACCTCGGCATGGACGACGACACCTATCGCGCCATGCTGACAGCCGTGGCTGGCGTGTCGTCGAGCCGTGATCTGGATGACAAAGCCGCCGCCAAAGTCCTGCGGCACCTGCGCCGCTGCGGCTGGAAACCGGCCTTTGGCCAGCGCCCGCATGCAGCCCGTTCGCGTGAAGCCCTGCTCGGCAAGGTCGAAGCCCTGCTGGCCGACGGCGGCAAGCACTGGAACTACGCCCACGGCATGGCCCGGAAAATGTTCGGCATTGATCAGGTGCACTGGCTGGACGACGAGCAGCTGCACAAGCTGGTCGCGGCGCTGACATATCACGCCAAAAGGCAGGAGGTCCGCCATGACTGACCTGAGCCGCATGGGCGAGGCGTATCACTTGCTGCCGGAATCGGTCAAAACCTTCATTGGCCTGATCGGCCTGACCAAGTCCGTTCGCCTGATCCAGGCATGGGGCGGCACGACTTTCCCGGTCGGCAAGAACCAGCGCAAGGGCGGTCAGATACGTTTTGCCGCACTGGCCGAAGTGGTGGGCACGGATGCCGCTGAAATCCTGACCCGGCATTACGCTGGCGAAGTGATTGCCGTCCCGCGCTGCTGGCGGGCCATGCTGGCCCTGCGTAACCAGCGGATGCGCACAGAGTTTGACGACATCACAGCAACCGAGACCGCGATTCATGCGGTCAGCACGCTTGCCCGGCGCTATGAGATGACGGAGCGTCGCGTGTGGGAGATACTCAACCAGATTGACCTGCCAGAAAGCCGGCAGGAAACATTGTTTTAAAGGGGGAGAATAATGCTTAAAGCTGTTGCAGCTGCGCCTTTGTTTGCTGTGCTATTAGCTGCGTGTGGCGGTAATGCTCCTCAGGAAGAGCAGAAGGCTCATGCTCCAGTGGCACAGGCAACCGTTGAACCAAAAAACAATAGGGTCATACCTATCGTGTTGGGGGACGGGGTATATGAGCCGATATATGACTATGCGGAATTACGGCAGCGGGCAGGATCATTTGCGGTCAATCTGGACCGTGAAATGCAAAAGAATGCAGCTATGGCCTATCGATACAGGTCGCAAGGTTTATCCCCAGAAGTGGCCGAACACAGTCGTTTCATTGCCTCCATGCCGAAAATGGCGGAAGAGCAATTTGGACTTCCGGTTACACACCCTCTAGGTGCTTGCTCCTCTATGGCAACAATGGCTGATGTTTACTGGCAAGCGCAGCTGTTTGACAGCAATAAGGCTATCAGGGAAGCCGCCAAGGCTTACATAGACGCCACTTATGAATGTAAAAATGCAGTCAAGGATGCACCATTAATGACGGTCAATATTGCAATCAGCAAAGGGGCTGAATCACCATCCGGGGATTGCATCAAGACCGAATCCCATGAGGGCGCACCTCCCGATACCGATGTATATGAATGCCCGGCCAAGATTCGCAGACAGGGTTAGCCGTAGACCAATCCACTGAACCCCTTCACAACGCCCCGTACCGGGGCGTTTCTTATTCTGGCGGCGTTACTTTTCACGGGGCTGCCATGTCTCGCACCATTTCCCTGATCGTCATCCATTGCGCTGCCACGGCCAATGGCAAGCAGCTCGGCAAGGGCGGCAACAAGACCGCTGCCGCCACCATCGATGTCTGGCACAGCGCACGCGGTTTCCGGCGCGCTGATGCCACCCGCAAGACGTACAACCCGGCCCTGTATTCCATCGGCTATCACTACGTGATCGACACCGACGGCCGCAAGGAGACCGGGCGCGGCCTCGACGAAATCGGCGCTCATGCCGCCGGGCACAACAAGAACAGCATCGGCATCTGCATGGTCGGCACCGACCGCTTTACCCGTGCCCAGTTCGATGCCCTGGGCGCTCTGGTGCGCGCACTGAAGGCGCGTTATCCGGCTGCACGGATTTGTGGTCACCGCGACCTGTCGCCCGACCTGAACGGTGATGGCGTCATCCAGCCGCGTGAATGGACCAAGACCTGTCCGGGCTTCACCGTGGCCGACTGGCTGGACGCCGGCATGCAGCCGCTGGCCGGGCATCTGGTGGAGTAGCTGCCATGCACCTCTCGGAACTGGTCACCAATCCCGATACCGGCCGGCTGTCGCACACCAAGCTGTGGGCCAACATCGCCTGCTGTACGTCAACCGGCGTCTTTGTCTGGCAGGCCCACGTCGGCCAGCTGACGGCCGAGGTCTGGCTGATCTATCTCGGGCTTGTCGGTGGCTATGCCGCCGCACTGCGCCTGATTGCCGCCTGGCGTGGCGGCAAGGCGGGTGCAGCATGAACGCCCGCCTGGAATGGGCCGGCCTGCAAATCATCATCGCGGCAGCGGTGGGCACGGGCCTGTATCTGGCCGGCTATCACCATGCCCGCACGGCCGGCGAAGCCGAGCTGGCGGCATACCGGCTGGAAGTGAACGAAGCCGGTCGCAAGGCCGCCGCCGCTTCACTGGATACCGAACGCCGGCTGAACCGGCTGGCCGAGGAACTGGGTTACCGGCTGCTGCAAGAGCAGGCCGATCACCGCCAGACCGCCGCCCGCCTGACCGGGGAGATCAATCGTGTCACCACCCAATACCGTCCAGCGCCGTCTGCACCGCTGGAACCCATGCCTCGTTGCGTGTTCAGCACTGGCTTTGTCCGCGTGTGGAACGAATCCGCCAATCCTGCTGGCCAGCCCGTGTCCGCAGCCGGTGATCCCGGCGCAGTTGCTGGAACGGCCGGCGCCGATGACGCCCTTGATTCCGGGGTATCACAGGCTGACGTCCTCGCCCACCGGATCGACAGCGCCGCCCGCTGCCATGACATCGAATCCCGCCTCACGGCCCTGATCGACTTCGAGGAGGCCCGCCATGACTGACTTTTGCGACCAGGGCAGCGAACTGGAACAGCTGGACCGGGACGCGGCGCTGGCAGCCGTGCAGGCCAGGCTGGCCGGCCCGTCCCTGACGCATTGCATTGACTGCGAAGAGCCGATTGACCCGGCCCGACAACGGGCCGCCCCCGGCTGCCGCCGTTGTCTGGGCTGCCAGCAGGATGCCGAACTGCGTGAGCTGGAGCGCCGGCACCGGGAGGGGCGATGACTCTTGACATGGCATTCCAGATCGCACTGGGCATCGCCGCTTTTCTTGGCGGCATCTGGGTCAACACCCTGCGCGCCGATCTGGCTGACCTGAAACGGCAACTTGAAGCGACCCGCCGGGACTACCAGCGCCGGGATGACGCCGAAAAGGCCAGTGCCCAGGTCATCGACATGCTGCGGGACGTCAAGACCAACGTGCAGCGCATTGAAGACAAGCTCGACCGCAAGGCCGACAAATAACGAAAGAACACCATGAGACAGGCCCGCAATCGCGCACACCCCTCGCGCACCGAACTCGCCCTGCTGAACGAAATCAACCGCCGGCTCGGGAACATCGAAACCAAGGTCGACGCCCAGCGTGCCGATGCCGCCAAAACCGGCGCCATTGCCGGTGCGGTGGCGGGTGGCCTGACCGGCGGGCTGGTGGCGGCCGGGATTGCCATGATCAAGGCCAAGTTCGGGCTGGGGCTCTGATGGCACACGGGCAGGAAGTCCGCGACCGGCTGCGCCGGGCCTACGCCTTCAACGGCCTGTCACTGGAAGTGGCTGCCGCGCAGTGTGGCGTCAGCTTTGGCACCGCCCGGCGCTGGAAATCTGATGCCGCCGAAGATGGTGACGACTGGGACAAGCTGCGCGCCGCGCACACGCTGGCAGGTGGCGGGCTGGAGGATGTGGCCCGTGCCGTCCTGACCGGACTGGTCGTCCAGTATCAGGCCACCATCGAATCGGTGCAGTCGGCCGAGAACATCAGCCCGGCTGACAAGGTGCAGATGCTGGCCAGCCTGGCGGATGCCTTCAACAAGACCGTGGCCGCCAGCAAGCGTGTCCTGCCGGAAACCAGCCAGCTGGCCACCGCCATGGACGTGCTGCAAAAGCTCGGCGAATTCGTCCGTGAGCGCTACCCGAAACACGCCATGGCCTTTGTCGAGATTCTGGAGCCGTTCGGGGAAGAGCTGGCGAAGAGCTACGGATGACTAGCCAAACAGCTTTTGCAGCAAGCGTTCCTTCAGAACCGAATGACATTCCTGGGCCATGGCTACCAAAGGCCAGGCAATGAGAGCGCATATGCCGCATAGCAGCCAGGTCACCACACCTTTTGGCCACCATTCCATGAATGGCGTTGCGTTCGAGGCTTCGATGACATCTGGCATTACCTTGCCAAGTATCAACAGATAGTAGGCAGACCCAAGGAAGCAGAAAGCGCCAAAGAACGCCACTGTATAGGTCTTCCAAGTTTTGATCGGGTAAGACTTCGACATGGTTTCCAAATCTTATTGTCATGAAAAATAACGAGCCTACCAAAAAATCCTTCCTCGCCGAACTGGCCCAGCTCGCTGCCGGCTACCGTCGCCAGATCGAAGCCGAGGTGGACGGGTTTGATCCTGATCCGGCGCGGAGGTTGGAGCGCCGGCAGCGGGCACAGGCGAGCTTCCGTTATTTCGCCCAGACCTATTTCCCGCATTACGTGAAGTGCGCGCCGGCCTCGGTGCATGACTACCTGTTCGAGCGTTTCCAGACCGTGGTCGACAACGGCGTGGGCGACCATGACGCGGTGGCTGCCCCGCGTGGCCATGCCAAATCGACCATCGTCACCCAGATCGGCACGCTCTGGTGCATCGTTACCGGGCGCAAGCGTTACCCCCTGATCGTGATGGACGCCATCGAGCAGGCGTGGCCGATGCTGGAGGCAATCAAGGCCGAGCTGGAATTCAACCCGCGCCTCGCGCTGGATTTCCCCGAAGCCACCGGGCGCGGCCGGGTGTGGCAGGTCGGCACCATCGTCACTCCCAATGACGTGAAGGTGGAGGTGTTCGGCTCGGGCAAGAAGATTCGCGGTCGCCGCCATGGTCCGCACCGCCCTGATCTGGTGATCGGCGATGACCTTGAAAACGACGAGAACGTCAGGAGCCCCGAGCAGCGCGACAAGCTGATGGGCTGGGTCAACAAGTCCCTGCTGTCGCTTGGCGCGGCTGACGACAGTCTGGACGTGTTCATCATCGGTACCATCCTGCATTACGACTCGGTGCTTTCAAGGCTGATCAAGAACCCCCTGTGGACCGGCATCAAGTTCCGGGCGGTGGAGCGCTGGCCCGAGCGCATGGACCTGTGGGACCGCTGGCAGGAAATCCTGCTTAACGACGGGGCGGAACAGGCCGCCACCTTCTACGCCTTGCAGCAGCCCGAAATGGATCGCGGGGCGCGCATTTGCTGGCCCGGCGGCACCACCTTTTACAAGCTGATGGTCAAGCGGGCGCGTGACGGCAAGGCCGCGTTTGACTCGGAACAGCAGAACGAACCGCTGTCCGGTGACGACGCCCCGTTTGACGGTGCCATCACCTTCTGGGTCAACCGGCTGGCCGAGTGGGTGTTCTACGGTGCCTGCGACCCCAGCCTGGGCAAGGCCGGCTCCCGGCGCGACCCGTCGGCCTTGCTGGTGGGCGGACTCAACCGCGAAACCGGCATCCTCGACGTGGTCGAGGCCGCCATCCGCAAGCGCCTGCCCGACCGCATCATTGAAGACATCATTGCCTTCCAGCGCGAATACCGCTGCCTGGTCTGGGGGGTCGAGACCGTGCAGTTCCAGGAGTTCCTGCGCACCGAGCTGGTCAAGCGTTCGGCCGCACGCGGCATTCCGGTGCCGGCACGGGCGGTCAAGCCGATTGACGACAAGAAGCTGCGTATCGAATCGCTGCAACCGCATGTCCAGAACGGCCTGATCCGGCTCTTTCCCGACCAGCACACCCTGATCGAGCAGCTGGAGCATTTCCCCATGGCTGACCACGACGACGGCCCCGATGCCCTGCACATGCTGTGGGCCATCGCCCGGTCCGGCGCCGGCCGCATTGAATACACCCCGGCCCCCCGCCATGGCGGCGGGCGCTGGTCGGGTAACTGGTGACAAACATGGTGCAAATCCTTGATCAATACGGTCGTCCGATCCAGCGCAGGCAACTGGAGGACGAGCAGTCCGCCCGTCTGGCCTGGGTGCGGCACGAGTTTGCCGACCACCCGACACGCGGGCTGAATCCGGTGCGGCTGCAACGCATCCTGGAGGATGCCGAGCAGGGCAATCTGGCCGATCAGTCCGATCTCTTTACCGACATGGAAGAGCGCGACACCCACCTGTTTGCCGAGATGAGCAAACGGAAACGCGCCATCCTGACGCTGGACTGGACCGTCACTCCGCCCCGCAATGCCAGCGCTGCCGAGAAACGGCAGGCTGAACAGGTCAAGGACTGGCTGACGGACCTGCCGGACTTTGAAGACGTGCTGCTGGACTGCCTGGACGCCATTGGCCACGGCTTTGCCGCACTCGAAGTGGCCTGGCAACGCACGGGCAGCGAGTGGCTGCCGGCCCGGCTCACCCACCGGCCGCAGCGCTGGTTCCAGACCCTGCCGCACGACGGCAATGCCCTGCGCCTGCGCGACGGTACGGCCGAGGGGGCGGAACTGTGGCCGATGGGCTGGGTGGTACACCGGCACCGGGCAAAATCCGGCTACCTGACCCGCGCCGGCCTGCACCGGGTGCTGGCCTGGCCCTACCTGTTCAAATGGTATGCCGTGCGCGATTTCGCCGAGTTCCTGGAGATTTACGGCCTGCCGATGCGGGTCGGCAAGTATGGCCCCGGCGCCACCCCGGACGAGCGCGATACCCTGCTGCGGGCAGTCAGCGAGCTGGGGCACAACGCGGCCGGCATCATCCCGGAAGAAATGCAGATCGAGCTGAAGGAGGCCGCTCGCGGCACCCATGATCCTTTTGCCTCACAGCGCGACTGGTGCGAACGCTCGGTGTCCAAGGCGGTGCTGGGCGGCACCCTGACCACGCAGGCCGACGGCAAATCGTCGACTAATGCGCTGGGGCAGGTTCATAACGAAGTGCGGCATGACCTGCTGGTATCCGACGCCCGCCAGCTGGCCGGCACCCTGACCCGTGATCTGGTCTGGCCCCTGCTGGCCCTCAACGGTCGGCAGCCGGACCCGCGCCGGATGCCGAGGCTGGCGTTTGACGTCAAGGAAGCGGAGGACATCTCGCTGTACGCCGACAGCCTGCCGAAGCTGGTCGGCCTCGGCATGGCGGTACCGGTCAGCTGGGTGCGCGACAAGCTGGCCATCCCGGCGCCGCAAGGGGACGAGCCGGTACTGTCGGCCCCGCGCCCTGACATGGCCCTGCCGCCCGAACTGCGCCCGGTGACAAAGCCCGCGCAAACGGCCGCCGCCAGCCTGCAATACCGCGCCGTGCTGCAAAACCGTCAGGGCGAGCTGGTCTACCCGGACCAGGACGCGCTGGACCAGGCAGTACTGCCGGCCGACGCCCTCAACACCGGCATGGACACCCTGCTGGCTCCGGTGCTGGACGCAGTCAACCGGGGCGCCTCGCCTGATGACGTGTACGAGCTGCTGGCCGAAGCGTATCCGCAACTGGATGACGCAGGCTTGCAGGAAATGCTGGCCCGCGCCCTGTTTGTGGCGGACGTGTGGGGGCGGTTGAATGCCTGATCCGGTTGACCTTGGCTTTGCCCTGAACCTGCCGCCCGAGGAAGCCATCCGGTACTTTGAGCAGAAGGGCTACGCCATCGGCTTCAAATGGCAGGACGTCTGGGCCGAGGCCCATGCCAAAGCCTTTACCGTGGCCGGGGTAATGAAGCTCGACGTGCTGACCGATGTGCATGACGCGCTGGCAGACAGTCTGCAACGGGGTGGCACGCTGGCCGATTTCAAGAACCGCCTGCGGCCGATACTGGAGGCCAAAGGCTGGTGGGGCAAGGGTCAGGTCGTTGACCCGGTCACGGGGGAAATCAGCGGCAGGCGCCTGAATCCGCGCCGGCTCGACACCATCTTCCGCACCAACCTACAGTCGGCCTACATGGCCGGGCGTTACCAGACGATGATGGAGAACGTCGCCGACCGTCCGTGGTGGCAGTACGTTGCCGTCATGGACAGCCGCACCCGGCCGGCACACCGGGCGCTGCACGGGCGGGTGTTCCGCTACGACGACGCGGTCTGGGCCACTCATTACCCGCCAAATGGTTACCGCTGCCGCTGCCGTGTGCGTGCCCGGCGGCAGTCTGATCTGGACCGCGAGCAGCTGGCACCGGACAGCAGTGCCGGCAAGCTGGAAACCATTGATCAGGTCATCGACCGCAGCGGCGCCACCCGGCCGGCCGTGTCGTTTGTCGATGCTGCCGGCAACCGCGTGACGCCTGATCCGGGCTTCGGTTTCAACCCGGCCCGTGCCGCGTACCAGCCCGAACTGGACCGTTACCCGGCCGACGTGGCCCGCCAGTACGTGCACGGCACCCTGACCGGTCCGGCCTTTGGCCGCTGGTACCAGTCAATCCAGGAAGCGGTCGAAGGGCATCTGGCGCGGGACATGACGTCGACGGCCATCCGCGAAACCGTGGCCCAAGGACAGCGCTTCCCGGTGGCGGTACTGGCGGCGGACGACATGACCCGGCTCAGCAGCCAGAGCCAGACCGTGTGGTTGTCGGATGACACGCTGGCCAAGCAGTTTGCCCACCGGCAGGGTCAGGGCGTGGCGCTGGAGGATTACTGGCGGGTGCAGGCGGTACTGGAGCAGCCCGCCCTGGTGATTGCCGAAAAGGCGCGACACCTCAAGTTCGTCAAACTGCGCGGACGCTGGTGGGTGGCGGTGGTCAAGGTGACGCAGGACGGCCGGGAGAACTGGTTGCAGTCGTTCTATCCGACCAGTGACAAGGAAGTGGGCCGCATCAGGAAGAGTGGCCGGGTGATATGGGAGCAGTAGCCTCGGGAGGGGCTCCCGGCGCCCTCACGCGATCCGCCTTGCAGCGTCCTACGGCAGGGAGATTCACCGTGTTTCCGAGGCTCTTTCGAGTATATCACCATGATTGACATCAGGATTGAACACAGCGGGCTGACCGAAGCCCTGACCGGGCTGGTCCAGGCCTGCCGGCAGCGTGCCCCCTTGATGAAGGAGCTGGCCGGCGACATGGTCGATGCGGTCGAGAGCAACTTTGAAGCCCAGGGCCGCCCGGCCTGGCAGGGCATCAGGTCGCGCCCCGGCGGTCGTATCCTGCAAGACACCGGCCGGCTGGCCAGCTCCATCGTGCCCAACAGTGACAACGACAGCGCCGTAGTCGGCACCAATGTGGTCTATGCCGCCATCCACCAGTTCGGCGGCAAGACCCGCCCGCACGTCATCCGGGCGCGTCATGCGAAGGCATTGCGGTTCGGCGGACGCTTTGCACGCTCGGTCAATCACCCCGGCTCCGACATCCCGGCCCGGCCCTTCCTGTCGCTGACCGATGACGACGCCACCCGCATGGAACAGCGTGTTGCGGACTACCTGCGACAGGCCATCGACGGCTGAAACCGGCCAACCGCCACAAACGCCCGTCAGGGCGTTTTGTCTTGCCGGACATACCATTACGCCCGCCGTCCGTTTGCGCGGCGTCTGCCCTGTTTAACCCCCGTTTAATTTTGATGTTCACGGCCGGTCCCCGCCCGCTACTGACAATCGCGGGCTGGACAACCCACTGAACCCCTTCACGGCGCCCCCGTCCGGTCTCATGCAGAGAATGGCGGCATGCCCAAACCGATCCTCCGCATTGCGGCGCTGACCCAGGACCTGACGGTCGAAGGGACGGCCCCCACCACCATCAAGCTGATGCCGGCCGGCGTCTCTCGCGGACGTGACGGCCGCCCGGCCGGCTGTGCCGGCTGGGTGCTGGACCACACCAACGCGGCTGCCCTGGTCGCTGCGGCCAGCCAGCGCCAGACGCGCTACGTCATCGACTACGAACACCAGACCCTTCACGCCGCCCATAACGGCCAGCCGGCTCCCGCCAGCGGCTGGTTCAGCGAGCTGGAGTGGCGCGAAGACGACGGCCTCTATGCGACCGGTGTCGAGTGGACCGCCAAGGCCTCGGCCATGCTCGCCGCCCGCGAATACCGCTACCTGTCGCCGGTCTTCACCTACGACGCCAGCGGCCGGGTGACGGCGCTGCTGCATGTGGCCCTGACCAACAACCCGGCACTCGACGTGCTGCCCGACCTGACGGCAGCCCTGTCGGCCCTGATTCCCGCTTCCCCCATCCCGTCCACCCAGGAGACCCATATGGACGAACTGCTCGAGCAGCTGCGCTGGCTGCTCAACCTGCCCGTCGGCGCCACCGCCGACGACGTCAAGGCCCAGCTCCAGAAGCTGATCAGCCAGCTTTCCGGCGGCGAAGGCATGGCCGCTGCCAGTGTCGACCTGCCGGCCTTGCTGGCCCGGCAGCAGGACCGGATCGCGGCCCTGTCGGTCAGCCAGCCCGACCCGGCGCGCTTCGTGCCGGTCGACACCATGCGCGCCTTGCAGGAACGGGTCGCTGCGCTGACTGCCCAGGTCAGCGTCCGCAATGTGGACGAGCTGGTGGTCGCGGCCCTGTCCGACGGCCGTCTGCTGCCCGCCCAGGAAGGCTGGGCGCGTGAGCTGGGCCAGAACAATCTGGCTGCGCTCAAGGGCTATCTCGACACCGCCCCGAAAATCGCCGCCCTCTCGGCGACCCAGACCCAGGGCAATCCGCCGGCAGACAGCGTGAAGCCGCAATGGGACGAGGACACGCTGGCCGCATGCAGCCAGCTCGGCCTGTCTGCCGGCGATTTGCGTCAGGAGTAAGCCATGACCGCCACCACCCAAGACCGTAACACTCCGTTCAAGGACGGCGAGCTGATCGTCGTGCCGGTTGCCGCTGGCGTGAAGATTCCGGCGGGCACCCTGGTCGTGGCCGGTGCCACCGGCTTTGCCACCCCCGGCAGCACGGCCACGGGCCTGGCCTGCCTTGGCATGGCCGACGCCCATGTCGACAACACGGCCGGCGCCGATGGCGCCGTCAGCGTGCCGGTACGTCGCGGCAAAGCCTTCAAGTGGGCCAACGACACCAGTAACCCGGTCACCCTGGCCGGCCTCGGCCGCCCGTGCTTCATTGTCGACAACCAGACCGTCGCCGGTACCGACGGCTCCAACACCCGCTCGCCAGCCGGCATCGTGCTCGGTCTCGACGTCGATGGCGTGTGGGTTATCTGAAGGAATGCACCATGCTCATTAATGCCGGCTCCCTCAAGGCCATTTTTGTCAGCCTTAAAACCATCTTCAACAACGCCTTCGACGCGGCGCCAAGCCAGTGGCAACAGGTCGCCATGCTGGTGCAGTCGACCGGCAAGTCGAACGACTATGCTTGGCTGTCCAGCTTCCCTCGCATGCGGAAATGGATCGGCGAAAAAGCCGTCAAGGCACTGGCAGCGTCGCAATACACCATTGTCAACGACGACTGGGAAGCCACCGTCGAGGTTGACAGGAATGACATCAAGGATGACCAGCTTGGCATCTATCGTCCGCAGGCGGAAATGGCCGGATTCTCGGCCAAGCAACTGCCCGACGAGATCATCTTCGATCTGGTCAGCCAGGGCTTTACCCGTCCGTGTTACGACGGCCAGTATTTCTTCGATACCGACCACCCGGTCAACGGCCAGTCCGTGTCCAACAAGGGCACCAAAAAGCTGTCGATTGCCACGCTGGCCGCTGCCAGGGCGAGCTATGGCGCTGCCCGCACCGCCATGAAGAAATTCAGGGATGACGAGGGCCGGCCGCTCAACATCACCCCGAGCGTACTGCTGGTGCCGTCGGCACTGGAAGATGACGCCAACCTGCTGATGACGGTCGAGCGCCTTGAGGACGGCAAGCCCAACCCGTACCGCAATACCGCAACCGTGGTGGTTGCGCCATGGCTGACCTCGGACACCGCCTGGTTCCTACTCGACACCAGCAAGCCGGTCAAGCCGTTCATTTATCAGGAGCGTGAAAAACCGGTCTTCGTGCAGCAGACCGACCCGCAGGCTGACGACGTGTTCAACCGCAAGAAGTTCAAGTTCGGTGCCGAGGCCCGCGCCGCTGGCGGTTACGGCTTCTGGCAGCTGGCCTACGGTTCGACCGGGGAGGAGGCGTAACCATGGCCGTCGCCAAAAAACCCGCCACCCCCAAGGATGGCGCGGAAGCTGCGCCGGACGTGGTCGCCGTCCAGGTGCGCGCCCTGACCGAACGCTTCCGTCGCGCCGGCCGTGAATTCACCCGCGAGCCGGTCATGATCCCCCGCAACCACCTGAGCGATGCCGAGCTGAAGCAGCTGCTGGACGAGCCGCTGCTGGCGGTCGAGATCGTGGCCGGGGAGGTCTGACCGTGTACGCCACCCGTGACGACATGCAGGCCCGCTTCGGCGAGCGCGAGCTGGTCTCGCTTACCGACCGCGACCGCGACGGCATCATTGATGACGCCGCACTGGACGCGGCACTGGAGCAGGCCACCGCCGAAATCGACGGCTACCTCGGCGGGCGCTACCCGCTGCCGCTGGCCCGCACGCCGGTCGTGCTGACAGGCTACGCCTGCGACATCGCCCGCTATCGCCTGTGCTCGTCCGGGGCACTGACCACCGACGACATCCGCGACCGCTACCGCGATGCGGTGCGCTTCCTGGAGCATGTCGCCGCCGGCCGCGTCACCCTCGGCGGCATGCCGGGCGGCTCGGTCGCCGCACCGGCGCGGACGGTGCAGTTTCAGGGCGCGCCGACCGTGTTCGGCCGGAACGGGGGGCTGTGATGGACCGTCTGGCCAACCCGATTTCCGAAATTGAAATGGCCATCCAGTCCCGCCTGCGCGAGGGGCTCGGGCGGCTGGTGCGCTCGGTTGAAACCTACGCGGGCGAACTGGATGACGACCTCGGAGACATCGTGCGGGCCTTGCCGGCGGCATGGGTGACTTTTGGCGGCGTCCAGTCCACCGCCCCGCACAACACCCGCAAAGACCTCTGGCATGCCCACGGCCTGTTCGTGGTGCTGGTCGGTGCGTATGACCTGAGCCCCGAGTATGCCCGGCGCGGCCGTCCGCAGCAGCCGGGTCAGCCGGTCGGCAGCTACGGCCTTGTTCGTGCCGTGCGACGCCTGCTCACCTGGCAGGACATGGGGCTACCCATCGGCCACCTCGAACCGGGCCGCGTGAGGGTGATGTTCAACGGCGCGGTCAGCAAGCAGGCGCTCAGTGTCTACGCCTGCGAATTCCGGACCAGCTGGCTGGAAGAAGCGCTGCCGGTCGGCCGCTGGCCCGCGCCGGACTCAGCAGACGACCAGGACGCCGTGTTTGCCGTAGCCGGTGGCCGGCTGGACCAGCCGGCGCCGGAGTGGCTGCATACGGGCCTCTGCTACCACCTTGCGCCGGACGACGGCCGGCCCGATGCCGAAGACCAGCTGACCATGAGGAACCGCCCATGAAAACCATCCTCGTGATCGCCGCGCCGGGGCGGGTCGTGCCGCAGCTCGACCTGACCCGCGTCATCACCGATGCCGAAGCGGTCGAGGTACCGGCGCACACATGGTACCTGCGGCATCTGCGGTCGGGCGACCTGCTGCCGGCCGAAGCCGGTGACAAACCCGCCGCCACACAACCTGCCACCAAAAGACGAAAGGGAGCGTGAACATGGCCAGCCCGAACATCAGCTTCGACGCCATTCCGGCCAGCATCCGCAAGCCGGGCAAATACTTTGAATTCAACACCCGGCTGGCCGTGCGTACCTTGCCGACCAACCTGCAAACCGTGCTGTGCGTGGGGCAGAAGCTCGCCAGCGGCACGCATCCGGCCCTGAAGCCGGTACAGGTGTTCTCGGACGCCGAGGCCGCCGGGCTGTTCGGCCGGGGCAGCCACGCCCACCTGATGGCCAAGGCCGCAATGACCGCCAACCCGTATGTGTCGCTGGCCGTGTTGGCGGTCGAGGATGACGACGCCGGCCTGGCGGCCAGCGGCACGATTACCGTGACCGGCCCGGCCACCGGCAGCGGGCTGCTGACGGTAGTGGTCGGTACCCAACGGGTCGACGTGGCCGTCAGCAACGGCGATGCCGCCAATGCCGTGGCCACCGCCCTCAAGGCCGCGCTGGACAAGGCGCTGGACCTGCCGGTGACCGCGACAGTCAATGCTGCCGTGGTCACCCTGACGGCGCGCAACAAGGGTGAGGCCGGCAACGGCATCAGGCTGTCGGCCAGCAGCGCAGCGGCCGGCGTCACCGCCACAGCCACCGCCATGACCGGCGGTGCCGCCGATCCTGACCTCACCCCGGCGCTGGCTGCCGTAGCCAATGCCGGCCACCACATCATCACCAGTCCGTTCGCCCGGCAGGAATCCCTGCTGGCCCTGCGCGAGCATCTGGAATTCGTGTCCGGACCACTGGAGCAGCGCGGTGCCATCGGCGTGTTCGGCCACCCCGGCACGCTGGCCACCGGCACCCAGCTCGCCGGCCAGATCAACTCCGGCCGCATCAGCGGTGCCTGGTATCCGGGCTCGCGGGCCTTGCCGTGCGAGATTGCAGCGGGCTATGCGGCGGTGCTGGCCAGCGAGGAAGACCCGGCCCGGCCGCTCAACACGCTGGAAATCAAGGGGCTCGACATCACCGATCCGACCGACTGGTCCGGGCGTACCGAACAGGAAGCGGCGCTGCATGGCGGTCTGACCCCGCTGGAGGTCGGCCCCGGCCGCCGGGTGCAGATCGTGCGGGCGGTCACCACTTATCTGAAAGACCCGCAGGGCATCGACGACCCGGCACTGCTCGACCTGACCACCATCCGCACGCTGGACTACGTCCGCAAGGCATGCCGCGACCGCATCAGCCTGCGCTTTCCCCGTGAAAAGCTGTCCGAGCGCACGCCGCCGAAGGTGCGCAGCGAACTGCTGGACGTGCTGGTCAAGCTGGAAGAACTGGAAATCGTCGAAGCGGTCGAGGCCAACAAGACCAGCCTGATCGTCGAGCGCGACAGCCAGGACGTGAACCGCCTCAACGCCCGTATCCCGACCGACGTGGTCAACGGCCTGCATGTATTTGCCGGCCGGATCGACCTCTTGCTGTAACAAAGGAGCATTCAACATGAACCCTGAAGGCATTGAACAGGCGATCCAGGCCACCGGCAAAACCGCGCCACGCATCACGCCGGCAGACATCGAAGCCAACATTGCCAGCGAGCACTATTTCACTGCTGGCGACGGCTTTGTCGGTGCCCTGAGCGTCAGCGACGAATTCAACGCAAAGCCCGAAAGCGAACGTGCCATCACTCCGCCCGAGCCGCTGGAACTGCTGACCTTCTGCGTCCTCGTCCTGCGCAACGGATTCACGGTAACCGGCGAGTCGGCCTGTGCCAGCCCGGAAAATTTCGATTCCGGAATCGGCCGCAAGATTGCCCGACAAAATGCCATCCAGAAAATCTGGCCGCTGATGGGCTACGAACTGCGCAGTCATCTGGCCAGTCAGGCATAGGAGGAAAGACATGGCACTGAAGGAATTTGTCGGCGCGGTCGCGCTGGAAATCGACGGGCAGGACTACGACGTCATCGACTTCTCGGTCAAGCACGTCACCGGCCGCAAGCTGGTCAAAACCATGAACCGCAACGGCCGGGCGGCCGGCGTCTGCAAGGGGGTCGAAACCTTCGAGATCAGCCTGACCGCCGCCATCCCCGCCAATGAAGACCCGGACTGGGTCAACGTCGAAGGTGCCAAGCTGACCGTCGAGCCGGTCGGCGGTGGCCAGCGCGAGTCGTATCTGGACTGCGTGGTCATGGACCAGAGCAAGAAATACAGCGTTGAAAACGAAGCGCGGGTGGACGTGACCATGATCGCCCTGCGCCGCGTGAAGGAGTAAGACCATGATGACCGAAAAGGGACAACTGCTGTACGGCCTCGAATGGCCCGCCGGCAGCGGCCGGCTGCACTTTGACTTTGAAGTGCGCCTGCCGACGCTGGGGGACAACATCGCCGCCATTGAAGAGGTCGGTGCAGACGACGCCATGCGCCTGTCTGCCTCCATGCTGGCCCGCTCGCTGACCCGGCTAGGCGACATTCCGGCCGAAGACATCACCACGGGCCTGCTGGAAAACCATCTGGTTGACGAGGACTTTGACACCCTGAGCGAGGTGCGCAACCGGCTTAAAAAAAAGCGGACGGCATTGAAAAACAGCTTGCCCACCTCCGCCTCGTCACCCTTGTCCTTGGCCGGTACGGAATCAGCGAAGACCGCCTCCACCAACTGACCACCCCGGAACTGGAGGGCTGTCTCTCGGCCCTCCTGATCCTGCGTGGCGGCAAGCCTGACAGGGCCAAAAGCCCGGATGACGGGCGCCGCCATTTCGTTGCCACCCGCCGGAAAAAACCCCATGGCAAGAGACCTCAAGGTCGGTCTTGAACTGACAATAAAAGACTCGGCATCCGCCACGGTGTCAAAAGCCCTGCAAACACTGGCACGGGAGGGCAAGGAGGCCGGGGCTGCAATCAACGGGCTGGCCCGGTCGGGCAAGGAGCTGAACGCCATTGCCCAGGCACCGCAAACCGCGTCACGCGGCTTGCAGGAGCTGGCCCGGCAAAGCAAGGTGGCCGAACAGGCTGTGGGCGGGCTGGGTTACAAGGTCCGTGAGCTGGGGCGTACCCCAGCGGCAACGTCCACGATTGCCGGCCTGCGCCAGATCGTCCAGCAGGCCAATCTGGCCGAACACTCGATCCGGATGCTTGGCACCGGCATCAAGGGGCTGCAAGCCTACGGCACCGGAGTGGGTGCCGTGATGGCCGGCAGCTATGTGCTGGCCCAGCCCATGCGCCGGGTGGCGAATTACGACATGCGTCTCGCCCACATGGCGAATACGGCATTCAATGACACCGACCTGGACGGACGCAAGCTGTCCGTCGACGAGCAGTTGCAGCGCCGCCGCAACGGCAAGGAGCAGCTGGAAAGTTACGTCCGGGCGGCCACGCTCGAGGGCGGCTCGCGTGACGACAATGCTGCCGCGCTCGACAAGCTGATTGCGCGAGGCATTTTTACACCTGAAGAAGCCGGAAAGCTGTTGCCGATGATCAGCCGGGCCGCCACGGCAGCCGGGTCCAGCGCCGAGGAAATGACCGGGGTGGCCATGGCCGCCGTCCAGAATGCCAAAATTCCTGTCGAGCAAATCCCCAAGGCGCTGGGCATGGCCTTGAAGGCTGGCCAGCTTGGCGGATTTGAACTCAAGGACATGGCGACCTGGCTGCCCAAGATGCTGGCCATGGGCGGCCTGTCCGGCCTGCGCGGCACCGACGGGCTGGCATCGATTCTGGCGGCCAGCCAACTGGCGGTCACGGCCGCAGGCAGCACGGATGACGCCGGCAACAACGTCGTCAACTTCCTGCAAAAAATCACCTCGTCCGATACCGCCAACGATTTCAAGAAAATCGGATCGCGCACACTGACCGACCGTAAAAAGGGTGAAAAAGGCATCGACCTTTACGGGACTCTGTCAGCAGCGCGCGAGGAAGGGGTGGACCCGGTCGAGGCATTTACCCGGCTGGTACGGAAGGTTGCCTCCGGAGACAAGGAATTCACGCGCCTGCAACGCATGGCCAGCGAAGCCAAAGACGACAAGGACAAATCCGCCATGTATTCGAGCATGGCAGACATTCTGCAAGCGCGTGGCGTCGGTAAAACCGTGCAGGACCGGCAGGCGATGCTGGCCTTGCTGCCGATGCTGTTTAATCCGGATGCCTATCGGGAATTGGTGACTCAAATCCGAGCTGGAGATGCCCAGGATGTTGATACCAACCAGCTGTTCATCAAAGAGCAAGCCGGATTCAAATTCCAGCAGGCACAAAACCTGAAAGACCAGGGCGAATATGATTCGATTGGCAAGCTCAATAATGCCGTTGGTGAAGTTGCCGACAAACTGACTGAATACGGCGCCCAATATCCGGGGCTGGTGGCTTCGATAACCGGCACCACGACTGCCTTGAATGCCTTGTCTGCTGCCGCCATGGCGGGCGGATTGTTGAGCCTGTTGCGCGGTGGCGGTGGCGTGGGTGCCGCCTCCGGGCCGGTGGCCAAAGTGGCCGGCGCCGCAAAGGATGCGGCCAAAAGCCTGTTTCCGCTGGGGTCGGGTGCCGTGGTGGCGGCAGCGGCCATTGGGGCATTGCCGCTGGCGGTCATGGGACTGGTGGCCAAAAAAGCGGGAGAAACCGAAAAGGACAATGACCGCGCCCAGTCACTATTGGGTTTTACGGATACATTAAAAGACTGGCTGGACCAGTTGGGATTCAATAAAGACGCTGATATTGAAGAGCGTCGCCGTAAAAACCGGGAAGGATTAATTGATGAACCCGAACCATCCAGAAACGTAACCGAGGTTTTGGATAGCATCGAAGGCAGAATCAAACAGACTTATCATAATAATCCAATTCCTGTGCACGTTACCGTTGACGTCCAAAACGGCAATATCGTTGCCGCCGTCAATGCCGAAAACTCCCGCAACGCCCGGAGAAGCTGATGGCCTGGAAAGACAGCCTTCAGGACGCCTCGTTCCGGGGCGTCCGGTTTGACGTCATCCGCACCCGTGACAATGCCGACCGCGATACCGCCAGCCACGAATACCCGTATCTCGATGGCGCCGACATCGAAGACCTCGGCCGCAAGGCGCGCGGCATCCATCTGACCGCCATCGTCTGGGGCGACGATTACGAACACCGCCTGCGCGAACTGCTCAAGGTGCTGGACGAACCGGGGAATGGCGAGCTGGTGCACCCGGTCTTTGGCTCCATCGCCCAGGCGCAGCTGCTCGGTTATGCCATCGAACACGATGCCGACAGCCCGGACTATTGCACCCTTGAGCTGTCATTTGCCGAAGCCACGCCGGGCAATCCGTTCTTTGACCATGAACTGCCCGAGCAGCAGGCCAAGGCAGTGGAGCAGCTGGCGGACACCGCCCGCAGTGGCGGCATTGACGCCTTCGCTTCGGCGCTCGACAGCCTCAAGGGCATGAAGAACAGCCTGTCGCGGCTCAATGCCCTGCGCAGCGTGATGACCGGCACCCTGTGGGCAATCAGGAGCCAGGTCGGCGGCATCATCAGCACCACGCTGGACCTGATCGACTACCCGCGAGCTTTCGCCAGTGACCTGACCGGCCTGATCGGCAGCATGGCCGATTTGCGCGGATTTGACACCGCCGTGCTGAAAGCGGACTGGAAGAGCCTCGCGGGCGACATGGACGGCATCGTCAAGCTGCCGGCCCGCACCGCCTCGGGGGCGGTGACCAGTGGTGGCCCCGGTGGTTCGGGCGGGACTGGCCAGCCGGTGATGACGGCAAAGCCGGTCCCGGCACCGGCCGAAGACGTGGCACTGGTGACCGCGCTGGTGCAACTTGTCACGGCCACGGAACTGGCGGCCACCGCTGCCGACATCCTTGCGGCCGAGGCGCAGGAGCCGACCCTGTCGCCACCCGACATCGAGCAGATGACCAACGATGTGCGCGAAGTCATCCAGTCCAGCATCGAAGCCCACCGGGCGCAGTTCGGCGTCGAGACAGCCCGCCCGGTGACCGAGGCGCTGAAGGACGTGGCGCTGGCGATCCAGGCCGCCGCCATGGCGGTGATGGATGCCCGTCCGCCGCTGGTGCAGCGCACGGTCGACGCGCCGGGCAACCTGCACCTGCTGGCTTTCCGCTGGTATGGCGACTACAGCCGGGCGGCCGAGCTGGCCCGGCTGAACCCGCTGCTGGTGAATCCGAACCTGCTCAAGACCGGAGACGTGCTCAATGCCTACGCCCGATAACACCGTCAGCCTGCTGATTGGCGGCAAGGTACACGGCCACTGGAGCCGCTATGACATCGACTCCGACCTCCTGATACCGGCCGATGCCTGGCATGTCGAACTGGGTTTGCCGGACGGGCAGTTTCCGCCGGTCGTGACCGAAGGGGCGGCGGTCGAGGTGCGCATTGGCAGCGACACGGTGATGACCGGCCGGATCGACGACATCAGCCATGAGACCAGCAAGGGCGGCCATACCCTGAGCCTGTCCGGCCGTGACGGCGCCGCCATCCTGACCGACTGTTCGGCCCCCGTCTTCAGTGCCCGGCAGGCCACGCTGGCCGAGGTGGTGGCCAATATCGTGAAACCCTTGGGTATCAGCCGCATCCGCATTGACGCTGAAACCACCCACGCCCGTGAAAAGGTTGCCGTCGAGCCGGGTGATACCGCCTGGGATACGCTGGTACGGGCAGCCGAGGCCAATGGCCTGTGGCCGTGGTTTGAACCGGACGGCACGCTGGTTGTCGGTGGCCCGGACTACAGCCGGCCACCCGTGGCCACGCTGATCCTGCGCCGCAACGGCGAGGGCAACAACGTCCAGCGGCTCTCGGTCCAGCGCAGCATGGCCGAACGCTACTCGGACATCACCGTCCTCGGGCAGGCGCACGGCACCGCCATTGAGGCCGGGCGGAATGCCCTGCGCGCCTCGGTGCGCGACCCGGCCGTCAAGGTGTACCGGCCACTGGTGGTGATCGACCACGATGCCGACAACGCCGGCATTGCCCGCGCCCGTGCGCGCAAGCTGTTGTCAGACGCCCGCCTGAAAGGGCTGACCCTGACCGCCGAGGTCACCGGCCACCGCACCAGCGACGGCGTGCTGTGGCAGCCGGGGCAGCGCATTCATGTCATCAGCGAGCCGCATGGCCTCGACGGCGTGTACTTCCTGATGGCCCGGCGTTTTCGGGGTGGCCGGGGCGTCGGCACCACCACGGCACTGACGTTGAAAGAAGATGGCGTGTGGACGCTGGACGCGCATCCGGGCAAGCGTGGCAAGAAGCGCCTGAGGCTGAAAACCAAAGACGGAAAAGAGCTGGAGGCAATCGATGTTGGCGGATATTGACCGGCGCATCGGCCGCGCCCTGGCCGGCATCCGGCAGGCATTCCGGGGTGTGTTGCGCGGCACCCGTGGCGGCAAGGGCAGCCAGCTGGCCCAGGTCGACGGACTGGCCGGTGAGCCGCTGCCTGACCTTGAGCTGTTCCAGCAGTTCGGGTTTACCTCCAACCCACCCGCCGGCACCGCCGTGGTGGTGTTGCCGCTGGGTGGCCGCACCAGTCACGGCATCATCGTGGCCACCGAGAACGGCGCTTACCGCATCGGTGACCTGAAACCAGGGGAAACGGCGATTTTTAACGCTTTTGGCGACCGCTTTGTCTTCCGTGACGGCAGGATCGACGGCACGACCAAAGCCTTCCGGCTGGTCGCTTCCGAAGGGATGGAATTCGACACGCCGACCGCGCAATTCACCGGCGCGGTGACCATCAAGGACGCCCTGACCGGCAGGGGTGGCATGGCGATTTCGGGCGGGGACGGTGCACGGGTCGAAGGCAGCCTGCACGCGACCGGGGATGTGAGCGCCGGGGACATCAGCCTGACGGGGCACCAACACGATGGGGATTCGGGCGGGATGACTTCATGCCCTAAGATTCGCTAACAAAACCTCAAGTGGGCAATCCTAAGATCTTGATCAGTCATGCGCTGGCTCCTGGAGGAATGGGGTTTTTTTAGCGGGTCTAAGGCGAAATAACCTCTATGCAAAAATGATAATTTTCGATATGGTTCAGTGGAACCAATCATATAAGAAATAGGATATCTTGCCATGCGGACAAACTGGAGCTTGATTAGAGAAATTTTGCTAGATGTAAAATCTAATGGCATAAAACGCTACTCGACAGATAATGACATGGAGAAACTTATTCGACTATTTCCAGAGTTAGATGGAACCGAAATATATCGCCACACACAATATGCATGCGGCATGGGGTTTATTGCTGTCGTAGATTTTAAAACTGATCGCATAGACTGTAGATTTGATCACGTAGATCATATATTTAAAAATAACGGTCAAAATAAAATGTTTTATAAAGTCAAAAATCGCTACGTTCTGACCGAGCTAGGTATTAATTTTTTAGGTTTTATTTACAATATTGATCAATGGCACAATCAAAAAAGTAACCTTGAGGCCGAAATACCAAGTCTCCACAACAGCTCCGCCCTCCTTAATGCCAAGCTGGCTTTAGAGATTGTCTCAAGGTAATTTCACTGAACCCCTTCACCGCGCCCCGCCACCCGCCATGCCCCGATCATCCGGGGCATGGACGCTTCTATCGACCCCGTTTCCCGCGACTACACCGGCCAGCGCATTGCCACGCTGGCCAATGCCGTCCATCTGCGGCTGGATACGCCGCTGGGCAGCTGGTGGGCTGATCCGGCACTGGGGTCGCGTCTGCATGAACTGGCCCGCGCCAAAGACCTGAGCCGCATCGACCTGCTGGCCCGCCAGTACACCGAGCAGGCGCTGGCACCGCTGCTGAAAGACGGCCGCGCCATCCGCATTGCCGTCACCACCTCGCGCCCGCAACCGGGCTGGCTGTGGTTGCAGATCGAAGTCGAGGATGCCAGCGGTCAGGTCGACCATTTCCGGCATCCGGTCAGGGTGGGCGGCTGATGGCCTTCCCGATCCCGGCCTTTGCCGCCATCCGCGACGCGCTGCTGCGCGACATCCGCAACCTGCTGCCCGAGGCCGACACCGGCCCGGACAGTGACAATTTTGTCCGCGCCACCTCGGTGGCCAGCGCCGTCGAGGGGCTGTACCAGCATCAGGCGTGGATCGTCCGGCAGATTTTCCCCGACACCGCCGACCGCGAATACCTTGAGCTGCATGCCCTGTTGCGCGGCCTGCGCCGCAAGCCGGCCACGGCCGCCCAGGGCGTCATGCGTCTTCAGGGTGCGGCCGGCAGCCTCGTGCCAGCCGGGCTGGTGGCGAGGCTCGGCGAGCGCACCTGGCGCACGCTCGAGGGCGGGCAGGTCAATGAGAGCGGCACACTGGAAGTCGCTGCCGGTGCTGACCAGTCCGGCACGGCCGGTAATGCCGAAGCCGGTGCGCTGGTCGAGCTGGCCTCGCCTCCGTCCGGGGTACTGGGTCAGGCCACCCTCGTCAGCATGATCGGAGGGGTAGACGAAGAGGCGGACAGCGAGCTGCTGGCCCGCCTGCTGGAACTGATCCGCCGCCCGCCTGCCGGCGGCAACCGCTACGACTACCGGCGCTGGGCCATGGAAGTGCCCGGCGTGTCGGCAGCCTTTGTCTACCCGCTGCGCCGGGGGCTCGGCACCGTCGACGTAGTGATTGTGTCGGCCGACGGCCTGCCGTCGCATGAGACGATCGAGGCCACGCAGGCCCATATCGATGACCTGCGCCCGGTCACGGCCAAAAGTTCCCTGGTGCTGGCCGCCACGGAAAAGCCGGCTGCCGTCACCGTGCGGGTCAAACTGGACGGCCTGACGCTGGATGCTGCCCGCGCCCAGATTAATGCCGCACTGGCGGGCTACTTTGCCTTGCTCGCGCCCGGCGAAGTAGCGGTCAAAAGCCAGCTGGAAGCACTGGTCTCCAACATCGCCGGCATCGTTGACCGGCAGATGACCGCACCGGCCGGCAATGTGGTGCCGGTGGTGGATGACCGCATGGTCGAATGGGTCCGCCTCGGTGTCGTGACCGTGGAGCTGCTGCCATGAGCGGACACGCCGGACTGCTGGCCCACCTGCTGCCCCCGGTCAGCTACGACCCGAACGGCCGCCATCTGCTCGCGGGCCTGACCGCCGAGGGCCGGGCACTGGATACGGCCGAGGCCAGCGCCCACCGGGCAGCCGGTGGCGTCACCCCGTTTTTTGCCGAAAGCCTGCTGCCGGACTGGGAGCGCGTCTGCGGCATCACCCCGCCGGCCGGCGCACCGTATCAACAGCGATTGCAAGCCGTGCAGGCCAAACTGGCCGAGACCGGCGGCCTGAGCATTCCGTATTTCACCCGGCTGGCCGCCGGGCTGGGTTACCGCATTGCAATCGACGAGCCCGGACCCTTCCGCGCCGGCATCAGCCGGGCCGAAGACGTCCTGTGGACGCCCGACATCCTGTGGGTGTGGCGAGTGCGCATCCGGGGCGCAGACAGCGTGCGGATTTACCCGTTCCGGGCTGGTGTGTCAGTGGCCAGCGAACGGCTGACCGCATTCAGTGACCCGGTGATTGAAGCCGTGCTGCATGACCTCAAGCCGGCGCACACCTTTGTTTACTTCGCTTACGAGGAAACGGCATGAACCCTCTCATTCCGCCAATCGGAACAGCCGACAGCCTGTTCCATGACGGCAATCCGGCCACTGGCGAACTGGGCACCATCGTGTCAGCCGAATGGCTCAACAACATGCAGGCAGCCCTGCGCGGCAACCAGTCCGAACTGATTGCGCTGCTGACGGCCGCCGGGATCGAGCCCAGTGCAGCCAAGGCCGACCAGGTGCTGACAGCACTGCGGGCACTGTTTCTGGGCAAGGCTGCCCAGGCCGCAGACTCGGCCAAACTGGATAGCCATCCTGCCAGTTACTTCGCCACGGCGGATGACCTTGCAGCCTTGTCCGGCCGATCATCCATGCCTGCCGGGGTACTGATGCCGTACATGGGGATCAGTCAGCCCGCGTGGGGGCTGCCGCTGCTGGGAGGCTCAGTGTCACGCGCGAGTTACCCGAAGCTTTTTGCAGTGCTGTGCCCCGTTATTGCGGCGACCACGGCAGCTGGCAGCGGGGTCGTTACCGTGACATCAACGATGCACTGGTATGCCGGCATGCCGATTGAAGATGCGCGATTTGCCACCGGAACGACCGTAGTCAGTATCGACAGTGCAACTACCGCAATCCTGTCGAATACCGCTGCAACGACCGGTTCCGGTCAACTGCGGATTTTCCTGTTCGGCTACGGCGCAGGCGGCAACGCGACGACGTTTGGCCTGCCTCTCGGGGCAGGTGATTATCTGCGTGCATACGATTCCGGACGTGCACGTGAAAAGTGGACGCTGACCGGAAACATGGCGTCCGGGTCAAATGTCATTACCGGTATCGCCAGCACCAGGGGCATTCTGATCGGCTCGACTGTCGCGCATGCAAACATCAGCGGTTCTGGCGTGACCGTGACAAAAATCACGGCAAACAGCATCACGCTCTCGTCGACGGCGACGGCGAATGTCACCGGTGCTGCAATCGTGATGACCGGGCTTGCTATCGGGGCTGAGGGTAATGACGAAATCCTTTCGCATACGCATACAACGTACAGCGGTCCGTCCAGCTACTCCGGCGCAACTGGGGTGTCTGGCGGGATTTTTGGGGTGTACCAGACATTGCCGACTGGCGGACCGGAAAACAACGTCCGGCGCCTGATCGTCGGCATGTACATCTGTCACGGGGAGTCAGTCTAATGACAATGCATATCAGCTATCACCCGCAAAACGGCATCGCACTCGGTCCTGTCGAGCTCTCTGCCGACCCGCTGCAACCGGACCATTTTATCCAGCAGGCGTATGCCACGCCTGATCATGTTCCGGGTGACGTACCTGCGGACCATGTTGCCTGCTATCTAGATGCTTCAGGCCTGCCGCCATACAGCCACACTGACGGACGGTGGATCGTCAAGCGTGACTGGCGTGACGTACAGCTGTATCTGTGCACTGGGGAAGCCTATGTGCTTGGAGCGTATGTTGATGGCATGAGCTTTGCCGGCATCGGCGAGCTTCCAGCATGGCTGACTTCAATCGCCCCACCGGATGATGTGCACGTCTGGTCCGGTGATACATGGGTCATCGACCATGAGCGGGAAGCTGCACGTCTGCTCGAGTTGCGTGATCGCGCACTGGAATCGCTGCCGGCATGGGAAAAATATGAGCGCGCTGCCGGTATCGAGCACGCCGGCCAGCGCTGGCTGACGACCTCGGCCGCCCTGCAGGACATCCGCGACGTGCTGTTGGCCGGCGCCGTCCCGGGCGATCAATGGGTGACGGCAGACCGCCAGATCGTGCCGATGGCGCTGCCGGAGCTGCAATCGCTATGGCAGGCCATCACAGCCCGTGGCGCACAGATTTACCAGCACCGGCTGGAAATGGAGCAGCAGATTGCCGGCATGAGCCGTAAGCAGCTGGAAGCCTTCCAGCCGGGCTGGCCAGAGCCAGCCCAAGCATAACGAGAGACAGCGACCGGGTGGGTGTTGACGCACCCACCCGGCCGGCTGACCCGCAGCACATACCTGCAAGCCAACCCCAAGGCTGCCACTTTCAGGCCTGAAAGCGTGGCCAGTTTAGCGGGTTTTTTGACACCCCTTGCAGATGAATCTGACAGACATTCGTTGTGGCCAGTGCGGCCGCAAGCTGGCCGCAGGCCGTTATATTGAGATTTCCATCAAGTGCCCGCGGTGCGGTGCCTTGAATCATCTGAGAGCCACCGAGCCCCTGACCAGCGCAGCACGACTGCCCGTGGAGAGCCAGCATGGCACACAGCAGGACGCCGGGTAAAAACGGCTTCAAATACCAACCGCAGTTCGGAATCATCATTCTTTGCGCCGATGAAACCGGGCAAGCCCGGCTTTACGAACAGCTCAAGACCCAGGGCTACAAACTGAAGGTGGTGACGGTATGAAGCTGCATATTCATCACCATTGCACGGATTTCGACAGCTACCGGGCCGCACGGGTGAAATCGCTGTTCAATGTCGACAGCGGGGCCATCTTCTCGCTGGAGGTTGACCTGCCGATTGAGGACGGCGACTGGCAGATTGGCGTGATTGTCGGCCCGTCCGGCAGCGGCAAGACCAGTCTGGGCCGGAAACTGGGGGCGCTGTATCAGCCGGACTGGCCCACCGGTCAGCCCATTATTGATGCCATTGCTCCGGACGGCGATTTCAATACAGCTACAGGGGCGCTATCAGCGGTCGGGCTCGGAAGTGTGCCGACCTGGTTGCGACCATTTCCGGTGTTGTCGAACGGCGAGCAGTTCCGCGCCAGTCTGGCCCGGCTGATTTGCGAAGCCCCGGAGCGGGCGGTGGTTGACGAATTTTCATCTGTGGTGGACCGGCAGATTGCCCGGGTCGGTGCCGGCGCCTTCGCCAAGGCATGGCGCCGCACAGGCAAACAGGTGGTGCTGCTCTCATGCCATTACGACATTCTTGACTGGGTCCAGCCGGACTGGGTGCTGGATACCGCCACCGGCCATTTTGAACGGGGGCGCCTTTGGCGACGGCCACGACTGGACATGCAGATTCAGCAGACAGACTGGCGTTACTGGCCCCTGTTTGAGCCGCATCACTATCTGAAATTGCCGCGCATGATTGCCGCAACCTGTTACGTGGCGAGTATTGACGGCGAACCCGTGGCCCATCTGGCGGTCAGCACCCGGCCGGGGCTGGTGGAGGCTCGCGCCTGCCGGCTGGTGGTCATGCCGGAATGGCAGGGTGCCGGGGTGGGGCTGCGCTTTCTCAATGGCGTATGCGAATTGTGGCGACAAGGTGTCAACCGCTACCACAAGCCAATGCCGACACTGTTCCATACGTCGCATCCTGGACTGGCCGCCGCGTTGCGCCGCGATTCCCACTGGACACAGGTTTCGGCCACGCTGTTTGGTGACAACAAGGCACGTGGCATAGCTAGCCTGGTGGCCAGCCGGCTGCGTTCGGGCAAGCCTGCCAGTGGTGGCTCAGGCTATGGTGGACACTTCCGGGCCGTGCAGGGCTTCCGCTATCTGGGGGAGGCCGCATGCGCGTCGTAATCGTGGGACAGAAATGGCTGGGGGTTGAGATACTGAAGCTGTGCTTGGCACGCGGGGATGAGATACGGGCAGTACTCGCCCCCGAAGGGGATCGCCTGCATGAGGCGGCGCAACGGGCTGGCATTACCGTGTCGTCCTGTGGAAGCCACATCAGCGCCAGCGACATTCCGCCGGACACCGACCTGATTCTGGCGGCCCACGCCCATGCCTTCATTGATGCGGGCGCCCGTATGGGCGCCCGGCTTGGTGCGCTGGGTTATCACCCCTCATTGCTGCCGCGTCACCGGGGCCGGGAAGCCATCCGCTGGACGCTGCACATGCGGGAACCGGTTGCGGGCGGCACGGTTTACTGGATGGATGACGGCGCAGATACCGGCCCGATTGCGGCACAGGACTGGTGCCATGTCCGGCCGGCTGATGATGTGGCCAGTCTCTGGCGACGCGAACTGGCTCCGATGGGCATCAGGCTGATCAGGCAGGTCTTGGCTGATCTGGACCGGGGGAGAGTAGTCGCCCGCCCCCAGGAGGAAGCCGTAGCGACATGGGAGCCGGCATTCACCGGCAAACGCCTCGCATCAGGAGACAAATCAGGCGCTAATCACGGGAATTAA